TTCACTTGTAAATTATTAACTTGTATATATTCTCGATAATCAATTGAATTTAATTTACCAGAAGGATTATATGTATTATTATATTTTAAATCAAATTTAGAATTTAAAATAGAAGATAAATCATTATCTTTGTAAATTGAAGATTTAAATAAATCAATTAAACTTGATTTTGGAATTACAGAAGAAGATTGAGGAAATAAGTTTTGAACTATAAGATCATTAATTATATGACTCATTTTCAAAATTCCTTTCTGTTAAATTTTAAAAAAAAGGTTTCATCATAAAAGATAAAACCTTTTTTAAAATTTTGTTATTCATACCAAGGAAAGTATTTTTTATATTCCTCCTTGATATTTTTTGTAGGTTTGAATCTTTTCTTTTTGATCAATGAATTAGACGATATTTGTTTATGTATATCCTCCAACTCCATACGAATGAACATAGATATTGTCATATTATCATTATGGTCTTCTCGTAAACTAATCAGACCACACGCAACTTTATCAAAAACCTCAATTGCTCTTTGATTATCGTTTGAATTGTTTTTGATAAAATCTAAAGCAATGTTTGAACTTTTGTTTAAAATCTCAACATCAATTAAAATTTTTTCAACATTGTATTCGATATTTTCTTCAACTTTAATTCCCTCATAATTATAAAATGCTTTTTCAGCACCCATTTCAATACAATTTGTTAAATAATTACAAAGATACATTTTTTTCCTCCTCTCTTTTTTTTACTTCACTAATTAATATATATAGATTGGAGGTACGATAATTAATTTTCTAATAATTTTAAATTTTGTTTAATTAATTCGATTACCTTATCACTATATGTATTATATTTGTTTGAATTTAATTGTTCTATTAATTTTTTCATAAGATTCGTTGAGTGGAAACATCGTGCCCTTGTGGTCGAGGTAATTGACGTATAATAAGTTCTGTGTAATGTCTATACATATTATAAGTAAAATTAAAAATTTTACTTTTCTAGATATTTCTCTATATATATTAATTGATGATGAATTAAAGAAGGGATTTAAAGAAGAATATAGATATTAACTTTAAATTTATCTAATGTTTTTCTTATAATACCTTCAATCTTATTCCAATCACCACCTGCTAAACCTGATCCGATTTTAGGCATATGAATTGAAACATTTGAAGGGAATTTATTCTCTTCAATATATCCTGCTAATTTATTTAAACATTTTTCAAGATAATTATATTTCAATGGTATTGAATTATTAAGGTTTCTAACATTATGTTGACATATCATATTAACAACATATATATTTTCTTCAACTTTAACTAAAATATTTTTTCCAAGATTATGTATTCCTGGTTTATTTTTTAAAATAAAACTCTTATACATTAATTCTGGAGTTTTCCATTTTTTAGATAATTCTTTTGTAAATCCAGCACCCCATTTTCCAATATCGTTACAAACATGTACTATAAATTTTATTTCATTTCCTTCTTGTCTGAGTACATCTCCATAAATATAATGTATCACTTAACCTCCTTTTTTAACTTCAAAAAATATTTTAGTTTCAAATACATTTTCACAACCCATTACCCAATATTTACCTAATTTATTCATTAAGTCCCATAATTGCCATTTAGACCATCCATCTTTATCTTCTTCGTGTATTTTAAAATGTTCTCTAATTTTTTCTTTTTGTTTTTCTGGAAGATATGAAATTTCTTTTTCAAAATTTTCTTTTAATTTTTCTTTTCCATAATCTGTTAATTTAATATAAACATAATCATTAATATTAAAAGGTATTTTTTCAAACATTTTTAGACTCCATATTATTTTTAGATTTGATTTCTTTGATACCTTCGTTTAAATTGATGTATTTGTATTTTCTTTCTTGAGTTTTTTCTACAAATATCTTATCTAGAATACTCATTTTTCCTCTTCTTTGATTTTATTACAGCAATCGGTTCTAATTTGGTTCTAATTTTTACAAGATCTTTTTGATTTTCCATAACCTCATCTATATCTTTGTAAGATCCTGGTGCTTCTTGTAAATCATCATTCTCTTCAACTGAATGAATTATTCCTTTTTCGTTTAATTTCTTAATTTCAGATTCTAATGATAAAGTTCTTATTGCTTCACCTCTACCCATTTTTCTACCAGCACCATGTGAACAAGACATAAAAGATAAAGGATTTCCTAATCCTTCAACAATATAACTATTCGTTCCTTGTGATCCTGGAATTATTCCTATTTCACCAGATCTTGCAGACGTAGCACCTTTTCTGTGAATAATAACATTTCTATTAAAATGATTTTCCCATCTAGCATAATTATGGTGAATGTCTATAACTTCTTCAATAGTATTTTTTTCAATTTTACTTCTAAAAATATCAATGATTTTAGACATCATTCTTTTTCTATTTTCTTTAGCAAATAATAATGCATAATTCATAGCTAAAATATAATCTTTGCAATCTCTTTCTTCAATAGGTAAAAATGCTAAATCCTTGCTTATATCCATTACCTTTGAATGCCATCTTTCACAATATTTTTTAGCAATATCGTTATATTCTTTAGCAATTTTTAATCCAAAATTTCTTGAACCTGAGTGAATCATTATCCAAATTTTTTTGTCTTCATCTTTTTGAATTTCTATAAAATGATTTCCATCTCCTAATGTACCTAATTGATATTTAGCATTTTCAAGTTCACGCTGAATTATTGGAACATCGGGTGCTTCTTCAAATTTACTCCACTTTTGTTTTTCAAGATGATGTTTAAATCCTAAAGGAATTTCTTTTCTAATTCCTTCAGTAATTTCTAATAACATTTCTCTATTTAAAATTGTTGAAAAAGTATTTAATTTACATGCACGCATACCACAGCCAATATCTACACCAACTGCATTTGGAATAACAACATTTTCTGTAGCTAAAACTCCACCTATAGGCATACCATATCCTTCGTGACAATCTGGCATTAACGCAATGTGTTTAAAAGAAAATGGTAAATTTGCAAGATTTTTTGCTTGTTGTAATGCACCTCCTTCAATATTTTCAAGCCACATTTTAATTGGTATTTTTTCACTTGATATAACTTTCACTAAATTCTCCTTTTTAAGTTAAAATTGCTGAATAATTAAACCCTTCAGCAATTTTCTTTAATTTTCCAAATTCTGGTCTTAACCTCAAATTAAAATGTTTATAATTATCTAATGCTATTTCACTATCATGATTTGCAATGTGCAATGGTGGGGTAGTATATGTTGTATCTAAACGAATCAAATAACCATTTTTATTTTTTATGTAATCAGCTTCATTAGGAAAACGAATATCATTGATAATAATAATATCACCTGATATAGATCTATCTAATTCTTTAACCCAATAATCTATATCTACTTGTTTTCTCATTACATCAGTACCCCACCATTGCAATATTTCTCTTACTGTCATATATTTTTTTTGAGCCGGAATATATACTTTAGATTCTTTTCCTTCTTGAGAGTAAGCTAGATTAATATCAAATTCAAAAATTCTTGAACATTCTTTTTTTAAAATATCACCTACTGCAATTGTAATACATGAATAATTAGATTGAGTTAAATTATCTATTATATTTTTCATATGTTCAGATAAAGTTGTTTTACCACTACCTATTTTTCCAGAAATTCCTATAAATTTTTTATCCATAAATTTAAATTTCTCCTAGTTAATTTTTACTAATCGATTTGATAGATGGGAATATTTTTTAAATCTTCTGTAAATTCAACTGATCGCTTTGCTATTCCTTTAATCAATTGAACATTACATTTAGGACATTCATAAATATCTGCATAATAATATAAATTTTCTTTTTTAACTAAAATACCATTTTGTTTACATTTAAACATACATTTACATTTTACACAAAAGATATCCATTATTAATACTCATCATTTATAATATCATTTTCTAAAATATCCATATCTTCCTGAGTTAAACTTTCATTCTCGACTTCTAATGATTCTTCTTCAAAATCAATTTCTTCTTGATTAGATGATTCTTCATCATCTATTGCTGCAATAATAGCCTCTCGAATTGAATCTCTCCATTCATCTTTAAATACTAAGAATGTTGTTTGTATATCTTCGGGGTCACCACCAGACGCAACATTTTGAAAACCAGTTCCAGAAACAGCCCAATGACCATTATCATCATTGATGAGACCATATCCATATCTTTCTTCAAGCCAATCAATAAGTTCTTTATCTGTATATTTCATTTACTTTTTCCTTTCTTTTTTTTTAGTTAAATTTTAGAAAATTGAATGTTTCAAATGTATCATCATTAAAATAGTAAATCAAAATTTTTAATCCTTTGTTTTTTGCTTTTTCAATCATATCTCCAGTTCCTTTACTAATATCATCCCATAAGGCAATAAGAGCATCTGCATAATTAGCCATTTGTAAATTTCTAATAGGCCCTGCAGAATTTCCATATTTATTCCAATCTGCAGGAAAAGATTTAATTGGTATTTTATTTTCTCTTGCCCATCTTTCACCTAATGTGTCGACACCTTTAGCTTTTCCACTAACAATTTCCGTTATATTTTTTTCTAGATCTGGATATAATAAAAATACTTTTAAAAGCTTGTTGTAATCATTAAAGTTTCTTGGACCTGCAATTATAGTCTTCACTTTAATTGTTTTAAAACCTCTTCCCTTTTTGTATTGATGATATTTAATGAATCATCTAATTTTTTTTGAAGTTTTGTTTTTCCTTCAGAAATTTGAATTAAAAATTTATTTAATCTTTCTTCTTGTTTTTTTTCATCTATTAACTCAGAAGATAATTTATCAAATGTTTTGCTTTTCTCAATTAAATTTTTATCTTTTTTTACAATTTTATATATCCCATTCATTAATTTATTTATGAATGTTTCTTTTGTTTCATTCTTTCTTATGAACTTCTTATAATCAATTACATCCATATTTTTAAATCCTTTTTTAAAAAAATATTTTTTTATCTTAATTTTTTTTTAGTGATCTTTTCTAAAATTTTTTTAAGTAAAGATTTCTTTGTTTTTGTGTTTGTTTTTTTCTTTGGACTTAAAATCATAAGTTCTTTAACACTCATTGATGTTGAAATTTTATACATATGAATATCATCACTATAAAACTTTTCAAATTCTAGACATCTTTCTATAATATTTTTAACATCTTTTCTTAAAATAGGAAGAGAACTTTTTTGTGTTATTAATGCTGTAAAAGCTCTTTCATATGCAATACTTCTTCCTTTCTTTTTAATTGGATAATCCATATCTGAACAAATTGAAACACCTTTACCGAACATATTGTTTGCTTTATCTCTTAAAAGACAAATTGTTACTATAGGTCTATTCTCTTTGTCACGAAGATAAACAAATTTTTTAATCATTATAAATTCTCCTTTTTTAGTTTTATTTTTCTTAAAGACTTACAATTTTCACAAATTGTTTCTTCTTTACCCTCAGATTCAAAGATTTTAAAGCATATAGAACATGTTTTCAATATTTTCACTCTCTTTACTCCTTTTTATTTTTTCTGAATTTTTCAACACATTCTGCTATTATTGGTATTGCTTTATCAATTTCTTCTCTTGTGTTATATTTTCCAAGGCTTATTCTAATTGTCTCATTTGCTTTTTCTTCTGATAATCCTATTGCTTTTAAAACATGAGAAGATCTATGTGAATTACTATGACATGCAGATGAAGCCGAGACCATTATTTTATGATAATTTAATAAAATAACAAATCCTAAATTATCTCTAATACCATTAAATGTAATACTTATTGTTCCGGATAAACTATTTTTAAGAAAAATATTAAATGAAATATTTTTAATCTTTTTTGCAATTTGTCTTATAAGATAACCTCTTAATTGATTTAGATTCTTATGTTCATTTTGATGTTCTTTTATTCTTAATTCAACAGCTTTTCCAAATCCGATAATACCTAGTGTATTTTCAGTGCCGGCTCTTAAATTATTTTCTTGATCTCCACCATGAATTAAATTTTCAAAAGGTACATTTCTTTTTTTATATATAGCACCTATTCCTTTAGGTCCATATATTTTATGAGATGTAAATGTCATATAATCAATATTTAAATCTTTTACATCAATTGGTATTTTTCCAAATGCTTGAACCGCATCAACATGTAATAAACAACCATTATTATGAACAATTTCAGAAATCTTTTTTATATCTTGAATAATACCTATTTCGTTATTTGCAAAAATAATAGAGACTAATGATCCTTGATTATTTTTTGTTAATCTTTGTAGATTTCCAATATCTATTAAACCATAATTATCATTTTTAACTTGAATTATTTTTCTACCTTTCTTTTTTAAATATTTACATGTATTAATTACACTTGCATGTTCAATCTCAGATGTAATAATTGTTTGAAAATAATCATTCTTAAGAATTGTATTATTCCCTTCAGATGCACCACTATTAAAAATAATTTCTTCTGAATCACAATTAATAAATGATGCTATAATTTCTTTTGTTTTTTCTAATTCTGATTTTGCTAAATATCCTAATTGATAAAGACTTGATGGATTACCATAATTATTTAATTCTTTTAGCATTTCAGATTTAACACGATTGTCTAATCTAGTTGTTGCATTATTATCCCAATAAATATAATCCATAAAAAAATCTCCTGTTTAAATTAAAATTTTTCTGTATTGATTGATACGTTATTATATAAATATATTTCTCCTTTCTTTTATTTTTCATTAATTAATATATATAGAAAAATTAATTCAAAAAATAAAAAATTCAATAAAATTATAAGAAATTTCAGAACAAATTTAAAATAAACATATATAGGAATTATTTAAAATGGAAAATGAAATTAAAGATTTTATTGTTAAACCATGTGATATATTTTTTACAAGAGGTGAAAATTTTTTTAGTAAAGCTATAAGAGTTTTTGGAATAGGTAATGATCGAAAAGCAAAAATAAATCATGTTGGTATTGTTGTTGAAGAAGGTCCTATATATAAAGCAAATGCTATTGAAGCACTTACTAAAGTTAAAAAACATACAATTTTTACACAATATCATAATTCACCTATTAAAGTTGCTATTTTCAGACCACTGAATTTAACAAAAGATGATAGTGATAAGATTGTTGAAAAAGCTTTATCATATGAAAATCTTGATTATGGTTATTTAAAAATAGTAACTCATTTTTTAGATTTTTTTACTGGTGGTAATTATATTTTTAGAAGAATTACAAATAATGATGATTATCCAATATGTAGCTGGATTGTTGCACATGCATATAAAGTTGCTGATAAACATTTTGGTTGTGAACCCGGTATGGCAAACCCAGATCATATTTGGGATTTTTGTATAAATAATACTAAAAAATATTCTAATGTCTTAAAACTTCAGAGGATTTAAATGTATATATCTTTACAAGAAGGTATAAATAAATATGTTTTTTCATTTATTCTAACAAGTGGAATTTATGCCTATTCTAAATATCTTCGTAGAAAATATTTAATTGATAAAATTCAAAAAATAGTATCTAGTGAAGTAGATGAATTTTTAAATAAGAATAAAAATATATATGACAAAAAAATATTTAATGAAGTTAATCAATTCTTAAAAATATTTGAAAAATATCCTATACAACTTATTAATGTTTTTAAAACTGAAGAATATTATAACATTTTTAATTCTAAAAAATATTCGGATTATTTTATATATTTTATTAAAAAAATCCTTGAAGAAAAATCTAAAAAAATAAGTAAAAAGAAAAATTATAAACAAATTGATTCTTGTTTTTATAGTGACATAAAACCAAATTTTATATTGACTGATAAAAATATTATTGATGAAGAAATATTTTTAAAAGATATAAACACAATATTTGAAAATGAATTAGGAAGAGGAAGAGGAAAAGTTTTTGTATATAAAACTGTTTATGAAATTCTTTTAGAAATAAATAAATCAAATAAAAGAATATTAAAAATTATTGATCCTGTTTTAAAAAAAATTGATTCAATTATTATTAATGTTTTTAAAAAACAAATTGATAACATTAAAGAAAATTATTCTATATGAATAGAACAAAAACTAAAAAATAATTATTTTAAAAAAATTGAAAGACATAAGAGGAAAAATATTAATATCAGTTTTTGATGATACTACTACATTAGGACTTTTTGTTGGTAAAGAACGTTTTATTTATTCTTTTTCAAATTTTTTAAAATTACAAAAAAGAGATAAAATTAAGATTTCAGCTTGTTCATATAAAAAATTATTATTTGAATGTAGTAAAAAAGAAGTATTTACGGGTATTTCTTCTTTTAAAGGTTATAAGAATGATTCTTATCCTGAAACATTTTTTATAACATTTGAATCAAAAATTTTTCCCGGTATTTGGAAGATTACTTCTGAAGATGGAAAAATATTTTTGACTAAAATTAGATAATTTTTCAACCCACAAAATTGATTAGATAAATTCTATTGATTATAGTTTTTCTAGAACAAAAAATAAATTACTTTCCAATAGTTTAACTTGATTAATTAAATTCAAGGAGATTGTGGGTAAAAAAACAAAATGTCTAATTTTAAAAATTTAGCAAAAAAATTATTACATGAGATTAATTCTGATGATTTATCATTTATTGATTCAATGGTTGAACTATATGAACAACTTGAGAATAAAAACGAACCTGATAAAGATGAACTTTATCTAATTTCTGCATTAAGTCAAACAATCGAAAAAATAAAAATCTTAGAATCCTTTCTAAAAGAATTTTCAAAAAATAACAAACTCTCCTCAAACAAATTACAAGATTTATACGATAAGATCGAAGGATATGGTTCATCTAAATTTTATAATTATTAAAAATAACTTAAGGTAAAAATTAATGCATGATCACGATAAAGTTCAAGAAACACCATTAAGTTATAAAGATTTTACAATTTTAATGGAAGCATATAAAAATAATGTTGAGTTTACAACGACACTCCTTGAACAACAAAAACAACTTTTCATCCAACAAGAAGAATTACTTGAAATGAATGAGGAAATTAAAAAAAATACATTTGATACAAATATAATTTTAGAAAATAAATTTAAAGATATGGCATTTAAAATTCATTGTGCATGGATTGCTTCCTCAACAATTATAATTTCTTTAATAGGATTAATATATACAATTACTTCAAAATTTCAAATACTTGAACAAATAGCTATTAAAATATTAGGTTAATGGGAAAATAAAAATGATAAAAGAAAAGAAGGAATTGTTTACAAGTTTATGGGATATTATAGATTATTCTATAAGTTATTCATTAGTTCTTGATTCAGAATTAAAAATAAGATTAATTAATTTTACTTTAGCAAAAGAATTAACAAATGAAGATAGAGATAAGTTAATAGGTAAATCATGGTTAGATTTTGTTGTTGAAAATGATAGACCTTTATTAGAATACGCAAGAAAATCTCTTTTTGGTGAAGTTAAATTTTATTTTGAAGAGTGTTACAATATTATTTGTAAAGACTCATCTTTAAAAAAAGTAAAATGGATTATGTCCTATATTAATAGCGATTTTAATTCAATTATTTCAATTGGAATACCATTTATTATAGAGAAACGAAACAATATTAGAGAATTATCAAGAACACATTATGAGAATATTGTTCTTGCTGATAGAATAAAAATTAAAGTGGCAAAAGAATTAGCTTTGAAAAATTCTGAAAGGATAATTTCAAGAAGAATTGCATCTGTTTATGGTAATACTATTTTAAAAGAACAATTATAGATTAAAAAAATTAAATTAAAATTTTATCGAAAAGGATTTAAAATTTAAATGGGTAAAAATGCTTTAGCAAATAAGATTGCATCAGATATTTTATCTAAAGGAATTGGGACTATTAAACCCAATTTTTTAAAATCTATTAAGATTGTTAAATCTAATTTACAATCAAATAATATTGATATTACATCTATAGAAAAATTAGCATTAACAACAATTTTATCAAGTAAGAAATTAATATTAAAATTATTTGATGAAAAATTTGATTATGTTTTATGTTTATTATTAATCAAAAAGATTAATTCTAATATTCTTGTTTATATTAATTCAATAGAAAAAAAAGATCCTTTAATTTCTTTATATATTAGAATCTATTTCTTTTATTATTGTCTTTTATCAGCATTTAGATATGTTCTTAATGAACCACTTATACTTAATATTCCTACTGCAGCTATTTATTTTGTACCACTTATTGATGAATTAAGTTTTGTTTCTTCAATGAAAAGTGAAAATAAAGAACTTCCTTTTATTAATATATTTAAATCTTCAAAATTTGCAAGAAAAGTATTAGATGATCTTTTTATATCTAATAAATTTAAAAGACCATTTTCTATTATAACATTTATATTTGTTATTTATTCAAATATTTTTAATATTATATTTAATGATAATAGAATTCAAAAAATTTTAAAATCTAAAAAATTTATATCTAAACAAAATGAATTTACTAAAATGTATTTATTATTACTATTTTCAATTTTTATTGATGATATAACATCAAATGCAACAAAGTTTTCAAAATTTATAAAAAATTTATAAAAAATTTATAGGAGTTTAACTAAAATGAAAAAATCTAAGTTAAAATTAATAAGTTCTTTAATTATTAATGAATCAAATACAAATGAATTAGAAAAAAAGGAATTATTTAAATTAGTAGAAAATTCTAGTAAAGAAGATTTAATTAATTTTATTAAAGAGAATCAAACTGTATTAAATGAATTAATTACTCCAAAGATTAAATCATTTTTATCTATTAGTGGTGCTACTACAGGATTTGGAATTCCTTTTGTTATTTACAGAGCGATATTATCATTACATGGTAAATGTACTAAAAATTGTGGAAGATTTGAGTATAATACAATTAGACGTCAAGTTTGTATGGTAAGATGTAAAATTGATAAATATGAAAAAATGTTAGAAGCTGCTAAAAAACATAATGCTTCAAGTAACAATATAAAAGGTTTACAAAATAAAATTAATAAATATAAAAAGAAATTAGCTGAATACATGAGACATGCAAAAAGAAGAGGAACATCGTATTAATTGACTAAGTAAATTTTCACATTTAAAAGAGGCCGGAACGGCCTTGTAAGCCTAGGTAAACTTGTCTCAGTAGAGATATTGACTAGGAAGCTCCCGCTTCTCAAAGCGGGAGCCAGTTCACATAATTAGAAAGGAATTACAATGGATTTTAAAGAACGAATTGATGTTTTGATGAAAGAGAATCTAACAGAAAAAAGTTATAAATTCTATGAGTCATTGAAGTTAATTATTCCTTCAGTATGGGATAGGTATACATCATCATCTTTCAAATATCATCAGAAAGAAGATGGTAGAGTTCCGAGTATAGCTGAACATACATATGAAATGTTATATGCTTGTTCAAAAGTAATAAAATTATTTGAATTTGAACAAAAAAGTAAAAATTCAGATGTTTTATTTTTATCAATTTTTTTACATGATTCATTTAAGTATGGAATTAAAAATCCTTTAGAAAGAAAACATACAGATTCAACACATGATCAAATTATCGGAAATACAATTCTTTCAAATCGAAAAAAGTTTTTAGAAATATTAAATGAAGATCAAATTAATAAATTGGAACACATTACTCGATATCATTCTGGTAAATGGAGTACAGATTTTGGAAGAAATGATTCTTTAAAAAATTTAAGTGTTGAGACATTATTTGTACATTTCTTAGATATGCTTAGTGCAAATAATTGTTTAAAAATACCCAATATTAAGGAATAAAAATGGTAACAAGTACAAGGTTGGTTCCGGATTTACAATTTTACATTAACAAATTCATTACAGAATCTACTCTAAATAAAGATTTTGTAAAAATACCAACACAATTAAATGTCTCACTTTTACATGATAATAAATCTTTTATTCGTTTATTATTTGATGATGATTGGCCCGAATTTTATTTAAATTATAAATATTTATTTAGACTTGTAGATAGACAATATTATCCAAATCAAATATCTAGACGATTAAATCTTTATGCACAAAGCGCACAATATTATAAATGTGATCTAGATAATGATGAATGTCATATAAATTTATTTAGTCTTCAAGATAATGATTTAATGATGCTCGATAGATTATTATCTTTTAGAATAAAAAATGATTTTGATTTGTCTGAAATTGAATATGATGAGTTAAACACACCATTATCAAAATTAATTTATATTTATCTTGATTTTAAAATAAATGAAAGTTTTGAAAAATACAATAATGATATATTAATTAGTGATTTTGCAACATGGGATGATGGATCATTTGGATCTAGAGTTTTTTCAGATGAAGGCGAACGTTCTTGGTCAACATTAGAAGAGCAAGCATATAGAGGAATCAAAACATTATGTTATTTCTATGAAATGTATATAATTAATGATTTCTTTATACATATATCAAATAGATCTATACGAGGAGAATCATAATTGTTTTCAATAGATGATTTTTTTAATATTTTTAATTATTTAAAAACAGGTGATGATAACATACAATTAGATGATACAACTAAAAATATCGCAATTTCAGAAAAAATCAAAATTGAAAAATTTTTTGAAGAAACAATAGATCAAGAAGTCTTTATATCAAATGATTATAAGAAATTTAGAAAATTAATAATTGATTGGTATTCTTCTTTTAAGACAATTGTTTATCATATAAAAAATGCATCAGATATTTATTCATTACCCGAATCTCATATAAATGAATTATTTAAAAGTTTTGGTTTTAATAATACATATATAATTTCTGAAATGAGTCATGGAAATAAAATATCTTTTTTCTATGAATTAGTAAATCTTTATAAGATTAAAGGAACACCTCGTGCTTTAGCAAAATTAGTTTCATTTTTAGGTTTACCCGGTGTTGAAATTTCAGAATATTGGCTTCAATATGATCAATATAATAATTTAATTTTTAAAAGTGAGAAAATAACATCAACTTCGGGATCAAGAGAATCTTTTAATCAAACAATACCATTTACAATTACTGAAAATGATCCTCATTGGATTTTAAGTGAACCCCAAATAGTTCAATTATTTAATGAACATAAAATATCTTTCCCTATAAAAGCCCCATATGTTTCAATTAAACCATTATTTCATTTTTCAGATATCATCCAAGCTCAAATTATAATTTCAAAAAAAATTCATGATGACTATTATCAATGGTTTCTTAATAGATCATTAGATAAAAATATTACAATAAAAGATTATGATGAACAAATTTCATTTTTAGAATTATATTTGGCTTGTGTACATCTATTAAAAAATATTTATAATATTGATATGGGTCAATCAATAGGTAAATTTTTACATTATAATGGAACTAATCAGGATTCTTCTGATATTATTTTAGAATTCAATGAATTAGCAAATTATAGACCTATATCAAGACAAGACCAAAAAGAAAAAGTAATTGAATATACAAATTTATTTACTTCTAGTGTTGAAAATAATTTATTAAATGATTCTTCTGCTTTTGAAGTTTTAGAATTGATAAATCCTTCATTTAAACAACATGTAGAAAATATTATATCTCTTGGAGATGAAATTGTAATTTATTTTATTCAGAAATTTAGTGAAAGTTCTTCAAGATTAGGTATTTCTTCATTTGCGATTTCAAATTTAATTCTTGATCTTGGTGATTCAACATTTAATTTTATTAAAGAAATTGTTGGATTTTTTAAACCATTCAGATCAAGATTATTATTTGATCAAAAAACATTTTTGATTAATTCCCCATTACATGATTCAATTATACTAGAAGATTCAATTGAACAAGAAATAGATTTACAATTTGTAAATCATGCTACTGGTGATAGTAAACCTGGATATAATCCAGAAAAAACAGATTTAACATATTATTCAAGACAGACATATGACACTGGATCATATTTTGATGCTGGTGTTTGTATGGATAGTTGTGAAGTGACCGTAAACGAAATACAACCTTCCTAAAAAAAATTCAAAAAAATCAATTAACTAATCCTCTATCAATTACCTATTCATCACTATTTACAAAGAATAGAACAAAAAATAAATAAATAATTTGAGGTAATATTAATCTATGGACAAATATAGTTATGAATCAAAAAAATTTATCGTTCAATTAGTTAATGAAAACTATTCTATTAAATCAATTTATGAAAAATTTATGCTGCGTTATGGTTATAATGGAAGCTATGAATCATTTAGAAAATTTGTATATAGATTAAAAAAGAAAAACATATCAGAAGAAGTTTCTACAGATTTTAAAAAAAATAATGATATTATGAAATTAAATTTTATAAATTTATTATCTAAAAGAAGATCTTTTACCATAATTGAATTATCTAATTTATTTAATTGTACACCTAATAAAATTATAGAATTAGTAAATGAATTTAAACAAGAAGGTTATGAAATTAATAATGATGATCATTTAGTTTACATGAGTAAAAATCTTGTTCTTAATTCAAACGATCATATTATTAAACCTTTAGAAACAGATGAAATAATATTTGGGGTAGCTTCAGACCTTCATTTCGGATCCAAATCTTGTCAAATAACAGCTTTAAAAGATTTTTGTGAGATTTGTAGATTAGAAGGCGTTAAACATATATTTTCACCTGGAGATTTAACTGCAGGGATTAATGTTTATCCTGGACAGATTTATGATTTATATGAATCTAATATAACAGGTCAAACAAATTCTTTATTAGCTAATTTACCTACGGGTTTTCAATGGTATTTCCTAGGTGGAAATCATGATTATGCATTTATTAAATCTACAGGATTTAATGTTTTAAGTTATATGGCTAATAAAAGAGATGATATTCATTATGTCAGTTTTGATGATGCAGATGTTCCGATATTAAAAAATGTTGATTTAAAAATGATTCATCCTTCTGGAGGAGTACCATATTCAATTTCTTATAGACTTCAAAAAAATGTAGAACAAGTTGCATATAATGAACTTAGAAAATTAGCTGATGGTAATAATAAATCAAGAATTAGATTTATTTTAGCAGGACATTTGCACATTCAGATGCAAGCAATGTTTGGAAATATTTTTGGTTGTCAATGTGGTTGTTTTGAAGGTAGGACAAATTATCTTAAAAGAAAAGGTTTATTTCCTCATATTGGTGGATATATTATTAAAGTATCATTGAATAAGAATGGTCAAATAAAAAATTTTGATGCAAAATTTCATATGTTTGATGAAATAGAAGATGATTGGAAGAACTTTAATCATATGTTTATTTCAGATGAAAGTGAAAAAATTAAGAATCCTATATTCTAAATTGTATCAATATTTTCTAATCATTCAATCCACATAGATTTTAATATGCTAACATGAATAAGGGTATTAAAATAATTAGTCAATTCGTTGTAGGTGGTTTTAAAGCAAAAAAATTAATTAGATATATAGATTTTTGAAATGAATTTGGGATACATTAATTTTCCATTAATTCTGATTAATGATATTTTAGATGATTCAGATGAAATTATTTTAAAAAAGAATCTTCGATTTTTACATAATTTAGCTAAAGATAAAAAATCATCCTGAATTTTATTCGTATTTTGACATTTTGAAGACCATAGATTAAACTTGTTAATAATCGTTTGAATGTTTGTGTTTTTTTCATTTTTATCACTTGTGCTATCGAAAATAACAAAACGATATTTCACAATTTCTCCTTCCTTTTAAAGTAAGTAAAAATCTTTAATTATTATTTTTGCTTTCTTTCCCTTATCTAATTTATCTAATAAATTATAAAATATATTTAAAGAAGATAGAATTCCTTTTTTTTCATGAAGAAAACCATATTTTTTACCCACGGCAATACACCCTTCTAATTCACTCATAAGATTTGCAGAATGAATCAAAATATTAGATCTATTTTCAACATCTTTAAGACGATAAATTAGTCGATTATATCTAGGAAAAAATTTAGGAGATTTGAATAGTTCTAAGTCATATTCTCCTGAAGGAATACAACTTATATAAGGTTTATTATCTAACCAAGGTCTTTCTAATGTTACACAGAATACGGAATGATTGAGTTTTAATACCCCAAACATTCCGTATTCTAAATTATTTTCTAGTCTTATTATTTCTAAAATATTATCATAAACCATTATGTTTTTCTCTTTTTGTTTTTCTTTAATATTTCCGGAATCATTAACTGTTTCTTCTTTGACTGTTACTTCAGAAGAAATAGTTATAGTTTCGTTATTTTCTTTTTTAGGTTTTTTGTTCTTAGTTGAGGTTCCAAAGTTTATTAAAATGTGTAAGAGTTTTTGAATTATATTTTGACCAATCAATATTTTCTTTTCTCCATTTATTAACAAGATAATTAAACAAAATTGGATTTGCTTTTTTTAGTAAAAATCCAATTCGATTTTCAAAATTAATAATTGTTTTTCCTGTTTTTTCTTTATATCTTTTCAATTCTTCTCTAATATCAATCTCTTTTGGAATTTGTTCTAAATGTAAATCATTAAGATATCTTTCAAAATTTGCTTTACTGAATTTTGATTTAAGAAAAACAATTTCGTTGTTTTTTGTAATACATGTTCCTTCAAAAAATTTCTCCAATTTTTCCTCCTTTCTCTTTTTTTAAATGGTGGACCGGGCGGGGCTCGAACCCACGACCTACTGATTAAAAGTCAGTTGCTCTAGCCAACTGAGCTACCGGTCCATGTGGCAGGGGAGGAGGGATTTGAACCCCCGTAAACAGCTTCAAAGGCTGCCATCTGTAACCACTCGATTACTCCCCAATAATTATTTTTGATGGTCCAGTCAGGATTTGAACCTGAAACCATTCGGTTATGAGCCGAGGGCTCTACCAATTGAGCTACTGGACCTAAATTTTAATTTTATTCTGATTTTAAATTTTTTATCTTTGATATAGTAATGCTGATCATACTGCCTTGTAGCGCCGAAGGGTCACTTAGGATACCCATTTTACCATAATCAAGGATTTGAAAGATTCTTGAAATTATTGAAGTTTAAATCTTATTTGTAAGGAGAGTAAGGGATTCGAACCCTTGGTGCCACGCTAATGACACAACGGTTTTCAAGACCGCCGCCTTAATCCATCTCGGCCAACTCTCCATTAAAACCCCCAGTCTTAACGGCGACTGAGGGGGTGCCACAACCCTAAACCTTAGGTAAAGGATTATCCTAATCTAATATAAATTAGAATTAGTTCCGTGTAAGTAACCTAACCAAAATGGCCAGAAAAACATGTTAATAAATAATAATACTAAAAAGAACATAATCTTATTTAACGATTCTCCGACAGAAGTCCCCCACTTCTTACGAAGTGTGTTGACTGTTCCTACCCTTCAGAACTGTTTACAGAGCCACGAAAGTGCTACAAACTAGGGAATCATTCATAGGTTTCTACATGATAGATAACGTAGCCAATAAAGGCTTAGGCTAGACAACTAGGGCTTTTACAAGCCCCCACTTCAAAACTCGTTAGAGTTTAAGTGGTGGGTAGTTGACCTGTAACACAATAAGAAAAAGTATAACTAAATCCTAAAATCCATAGAAAGATTATCAGTTCCCACATATTTTATTTCCTTTCTTTTGATTTTTTGGATTTAATAAGAATAGGGCCGGAGGGGTTCGAACCCTCGATTACAAGATTGAAAATCTTGTGACCTAACCACTAGTCCACGGCCCCATATAATTTTTAATTTCTGGTCCGGATGGAAGGATTTGAACCTTCGACCCCCTGATCCCAGGTCAGGTGCGCTACCAGACTGCGCTACACCCGGAAATATTTTTTTAATCTATTTATTTATTCCAATTTTTTTAAAAGAAATATTTTAATTTTCTTTATATTGATTTTTACGATATTTTTTCCAATTTTTATGATGTTCTTTTACAATATCATCCCAAGAATTTGGAATATATTTGAAGCTTCTTTTGGTTCTTAATTTTATGGGGTAATCTTCATTTTCCCCAAGAAATGACCAACGTCTTTCTTGTGTTGTTCTCATGTGTCTAAAATATGATTTATACCAATGACGTTTTCCCGTATCCGGCACTGGTGTTTTTCTGTAAATAAATTTTTTAATATATTTCTTATTTCTATTTTTTCTTTTATTTAAGTTATATTTTCTAAAATCATTTTTAATATTTTCAGGATCTAAAGTAACTCCATCCTTTTCAACAACATAGAGTGTTGATTTTTCGTCAATTAAAATAGGTTTACGATTAAAAGGATTTAAAAATTCTTTAAAATATCTATATAAAGCAACTGAATCAAAACTTTTACCAATTCTTAAAATAATATCCATATTCAAATATGATAAAAATTCTTCATAAGAATCATAAACAATTATTCTGTTTTCTCTTGTATATAAGAAAACATGTGATTCTTTTTTCTCAACAACATAAAACTTTTGTTTCATTTTTTAAACCTCCATTTTTATTTACTTAATGGAAGCCTGAAAAATATATTCTCATATTTATCTCCGTTGATATATTTAAGTCCCCGTCTCTCCGGGTGTCAAGCCTTTGATAGTCGGCTTTCACTCCATGTGCCATTTCACTGTGGCCTCAATGCACATGGTTGAGTGTTCCATTTCCACAGTCTGGATCTGATCTTCCAGTTCGTAAACACATTATCTATCGGGATTTAGATAAGGGTTTAGAAGAATAATTTTGATTAAAGCTGGAGGTGAGAATTGAACTCACGACCTATTGATTACAAATCAATTGCTCTACCTGCTGAGCTACTCCAGCAATATTTTTAATTATGTTCTAGTACAGGTTTGTAATTATCTTCAAATGGCAGTGGTGAAGGGATTTGAACCCTCGATTTCCTGCGTGACAGACAGGTGCCTTAGACCACTAGGCTACACCACTAAAAAAATTTGGCTCCCCGTCTTGGATTTGAACCAAGGACACTCTGATTAACAGTCAGATGCTCTAACCACTGAGCTAACGGGGAATAATTAACTTTGAGCACGCTCGGAAGGATTCGAACCTTCGACCTATGGATTAGAAGTCCATTGCTCTATCCAACTGAGCTACGAGCGCATAAAAAAAGAATACTCTCTTAGAGTATTTTTTATTTCACTAATTAATATATATAGTTATTGTTTGTTTAAATGATTGTTAATCTCAAGTATATTATCTCTTAAATTTTTAACTAGATTATTAAAAGTTCTTTCAATGTTTTGTTTCCACAATTCTTTTTCTTCAACGGGAGTATCATTTCTTAAAATTTGTTCTGTATTTTTAAAAAAGAATCTAAATTGTAATTCAACTCTATTTAATTTTTTTAAAATCGTGTTATTTTGTTCTATCTGATCTATCTGTTTTTGATTTGTCATTAAGCAAAAAATAGAAGGTATATTAAATAATATACCTTCTTTCTCCTTTATTTTTTTAGAAAATTTTAATTATCTTTATCTTATTAAAGAATTTTATATACTTAACATAAAGAATATAATCTTTAGGAAATTTATTAAATATTTCTTTACTTACTTTAATTTTTATAATCTTTTCTGGATAATTTCTTAAACTAATATTGAAAAAGAAATTATTTGATAATTTATTTGATAATTTTCTAACAATTTTTCCTCTCCCAATAAAAATACCAAATCTTTCGTAAATTTTCTTAATACTAAAAATTATTAATAAGATTATTAAAATTATAATTATTATATTTCTCATCCAGCAATCCTTTTATTTTCCATTTTGTTTAATCCATGTTGTTTTTGTTGGAACCTCTTTTTCTTTATGAATTAATGCACAATTAGGACACAATGGAACATCTTTTTTAGGATGCCAATATCTAGTCTCTTTTCCACAAAAACAACAATTTTCAGCAAATCCTGAATGTAAATTTTTTGGTTCTAATTCTATTCTTATCATTTTATTCCTCCTCTTGTTTTTTAGTTATCATTTTTATAAAATCCAATTCGGTTATAATGGGAATACCGTGTTTCTTTGCTTTTAAATATTTTGAAGAAGAAGATGATTCATTAGTAATTAAATATTTAGTATTTTTACTGATTGTCCCTAATGAAATCCCATTTTCATTTAATATTTTTTCAAACCTGTTTCTAGGCATTGACAATTTACCTGTAACTGCAACTGAATATTTTATTTTCCTCTCTTCTAATTGCTCATTTGAAATTGGAATAATTTTTGATAATAAATTCCAAAAATCATATTTTCTATATAATTCATTTTTAATATTTATAGGAACATCTAATGTATTAATTTCACTTAATAAGAATGTTTCGGGAACTACTTTTCTTAAAGCATATGATGCAGATTTACCCAAACCTGTTAAATTACAAATATACCAAAATTCAGATATTGTAAAATTATTATTAAATTTCTTTAATAAATTATATTCTAATTCTGTTATTAATTTTCCATAATGATTCCCAAATAAATTTTGATTATCTTCTAATCTTTTTTCTTTATTTACATTTTTTAAATATTCAACTAACTCACAAACTAAAGATACTGTTTTATATTTATTTATCCATTCTTCTAATGTATTAGGACCCAAACCATCAGGAATACCAGATATTTCTAAAATCTTTAAAATATTACCTTTTATTCTTGCAGGACAATCTAAATTGTTGCAAACTAAATGAACGCTTTCCCAATCTAAAGGAAATCCACAAACAAGACATCTTTCAGGAAGATCAACTTCTTGTTCTTGTAAAACATTTCTAATATAAGGTATAACATCACCAGATCTTATAACAGTAATTAATGAATTTCTATTTAAGCCATTATCTTTAATATACTGAGCGTTGTGAGCTGTAATATTTTGGATGTTTGCTTGACAAATAAAAATAGGTTTTTTAAGTTTAACAACGGGAATAACTCTTCCTGATATTCCTGTTTTCCATATTATATCCTCAACTAAACCTACACCAGTTTCACCTTCAAATTTATAAGCTATCATATTTTCAATAATATCTTTTCCACTTCTTATAACTGAATTTTTATTTATAACTAAACCATCAATAGGAAATAAAAATTTTATTTTTTCATATATTTCTTTAAGATTTTCTACATTTATTTCATCAATAAAAGAATAAATTGGAAAATCATCAAAAAACCCCCAACTAGATAAATAAGTAAATATATCTGTTTTATAATCAACTTTATATGATTTATCTTCTAAAATTCTAATACTATATGGAATAAATTCTACCATATCTAAATCTTTTGTAATTTCATCACGATTTAAAATTCCTGAAACATAATTTCTTGGAGATGGAATATCTCTATTTTTTAATTCTTGTTCATATTTAATAGGAATAATACATTCACCTCTTATTGATAATAAACCTTTTGGTAAATTATGAATATTATATTTTTCTAAAATATATTTTATTTTATTTGTGCAAACTCTTCCATTTAACCCATCACCTCTTGATAATGCTTTTATTAAAATACCATTTTGATAATATAAAACAAAAGAACCTCCATCAAATTTTGGAGAGATAATAACATTTTTTGTAAAATCATAAGGAATATTTTCATTATATTTAAATTTTGAATTTATTGATCCAACTAAAGATCCAATGTGTCTTGATTTACTTTTTTCTTCAGGTTTATATCCCCAACCGACAGATTGTAATATCTCAGAATTTGGATTTTGTATTTTTAAAATCTCAACTAAATTATCAAATTCTTCATCAGTAATAAACGCTTGACCTTCATAATATGATTTACTTGCAGAAATGATTTTTAATTCTAAATCTGAATATTCCATTTATTCTCCTTTCTTTTTTAGATTTAAAAAAAGAGAGTGTTTAACTCTCTTTAATAACTATTGACATATACCCGTACATCTCCAATACATTCTTCACATAGTTTAATGTCTCGGTATATGGTGGAATGTCATTATATTTATTAACAGCTCCAATTCCAGCATTATAAGCCGCAAGTATTAATTTTATATCCTCAAATTGTTGATGACAATAAGCTAATATCTGTGCTCCAACATCAATATTTACTTCAATATCATAAATACTTAATTCATCAATACATCTTATTTCTAATAATTTAAGATGTTGATCAATCATTATTTGAGTTAATCCTTTTGCACCTTTTGGTGATTTTGCATTTGGATTCCACTGTGATTCAATATCTATTACTGATGTTAAAAGAATAGGATCAATATCGTATCTTGTTGCAGAATTAACAATACATCTTGCAATATTGATTCTTGTTTTTTCATCTAGATTACTTCTTAAAGAAATTAAATAAGAAATGTCATCTGAATAAATTTGTCTCTCAACCTCTACCGTAATAACTTCGATTTCGGGTTCACATGTACATTCATTTTCATATACTTTAGAAAACACAGATAAATTGACAAAGAACAATATCCCAAAGACACATAAAAACGTAATAAAAATACTTGTCTTAATTTTAATCATAATAAATCCTCCTCTTATTTTTTTTCATTAATTAATATATATACAAAATTACAACTAAAAATAAAAAAGAAAATTGAAAATGATTAGAACAAAAATTAAAAATGAGAAGAGGTTGATTAATTGAAAAATCCTGTTGATAATAAAGATAATGAAAATAGGACAATTATTATTGAGGCCCAAGAAAGATATTCAGATTGCCTGAATGATTCTATGCATAATCCTATTAAAAGAGGATATCGAAGAGTACCTAGGAATTATGTTGATATTTATGAGGTAAAAGATAATAAAAGAAAACTTTTAACAAGAAGTAACCTAGTTGTTTCAGCTGGTAGAGAATGGACTGCATCCAGGATTTTAAATATGCAAAATGTTAATATTTCTGCAACACCTAATGAATTTTTATGTTGGTTTGGTGTAGGTTCTGGTGGATGTTTATTAGAAGATCCATTAAATCCCATTTCTCCAACAAATGAAGATACTGACTTATCAAATAAAGTTATTTTAAGTGAAAATAATTTTTCATATGGTGATTATATTACAAGTGAAGGATATTATAAAAAACAATTTGATAATATTGAGTTTGTCCAAGATCAAGATAATAATGATGCATATTTAATATGTTTAGTTACAAATTCTTTGACTCAAGATGATGCAAATGAACAAACAATTAATGAAGCTGCTTTATATACAGGAATTTCAAGTTTATCTGGTTATGGCGGTCCTTTTACTTTATATGCTAAAATTACATTTCAAACAATTATAAAAAAGCCTAATATGAATTTAGTTTTTGCTTGGTATTTATTTTTCTAAAAGGAAGTCTAAAAAATATTAAAAAAATAAAAAAAAGAAAAGTAGAGAATATCTCGGAGGATTTTTTTAAATGTCAAATAATATTTCTGCTGGTGTTTATTCTAAAATTATAGATTTAAGTGAATATGTACAACAAGTACCGGGAACAATAGGATATATTAATACTCTAACTAAAAAGGGAAGAGATAATCAATTGATATTCATAAGTTCAAAAAGTGATTTAATTAAAGAATGGGGTGAACCAAATATTACAGATTATGGAAAATATTATGGTCAGGGTTTATATTGTGCCTGTAATTTCTTAAGTGAATCTGGATCATTATTTTTTATGAGATGTCTTCCAGATGATGCAACTTATGCAAATATAGTTTTATCTGCTACCAAAAGTGGAGAATTTGATAATCCTACAGTAACTGTATCTTATAATTCTTCTTTTAATTCAATATCTGAAATAAAAACATCTCTTGAAAAAACTGATGATAATATTTATCCTTTATGTATTTTCTATCCGGTAGGTAGAGGTGAATATTACAATAATATTGGAATAAAGATTACTGCTCATGCAAATCCAATGTTAAATGGAATTTATATTTTAGATATTTATGAAATACAGTCAGATGGTTCAGAATTAATCGTAGAATCATTTGAAGTTTCTTTTGATCCAACCGCTATGGATCAATCTGGTGATTCTATCTGGATAGGTTATGTTTTAGAACAATATTCTTCTATTCTTAGAATGGAAATGTCTTTAACAAATGGTAATTATTCATCTGGATATGATTATCTTGTTAAAACATTTGATAAAAATATTGGAGATGTTTCGGTTACTATTCTCGATGTAGCAGCTAAAATAACTGATACAAAACAAGATTTTTCTCCTTGGGCTGCCGTAGATTCAACTGCCGAATATATGATTATTGCAAAAGATGGATTCGGAAATAAGATTTATGGTTGGCTTGGTGAACCTTCAGAAGAAAATGATGCAATTGGTGTTTATAATTCAAAAAATATATCTACTGGAGAAAATAATTGGTTAGGTGATGTTGAATTATTTAAAACAGAATCAAACATCACATATGAAGTAAAAAAATCAGATGTTCTTATTTCAACAGTATTTTCAGCATCACCATTACCTCTTAAAAGAGGTTCTGATGGAAATATAGTTAATGAAGATGGATCATTTAATTCTGAAAATGGAACAGATGTTTTACAAAAAGCTTTTTCTGGTCTTTTAGTCAATCCCATAACTGGAAATAAAGAAGATGTAATGTATGATATAGATACTGTTTATTTTAATTTAGTATTTGATTGTGGGTATCCATCAGATGTTAAAACTCAAATTTCAAATCTTGTAAAAGCAAGAAAAGATTGTGTGGCTATAATTGATAATGGTGATAATTCATCTTTAACTAATTCTATTTCTGCCAGAAATGATCAATCATTTAATAATTATCTTTGTGCAATTTATGATATTTATTCAAAAATTAATGACCAATTTACAGGACAGGATATTTGGGTTTCACCAGTTTATCATATGTCTTATATTTTACCAAGAAATGATAGAGTTAGTGATTTATGGTATGCTCCTGCTGGATTTAATAGAGCATCAATTGATTCAATTAAAGAACTTAGATATGTACCGAAACTTGGCGATAGAGACCAATTATATCTAAAACAAATAAATCCAATTGTAAAATTTGGAACAAATTATGTTGTTTGGAGCCAATTGACAAGTCAAACAAAAGCATCAGCTCTTCAAGATTTAAATATTACAAGACTTGTTCTTTATATAAAAAGAGCATTAGAAATTTATACTAATAATTATATATTTGAACAAAATGATCAAATTACATGGTCAGCTACTTCTGATGAAGTTTGTTCATTTTTAGAAGATATTAAACGTAAAAGAGGATTATATTCATATTCAGTTGAAGTTGGTGCAACCGAATATGAAAGAAAAACAAAGACTTATCATGTTAATGTTATTTTAGAACCAACAAGAACAACCGAAAAGATTCTCTTAAATTTCTATATTAAATAAGTTGACTAAAAAAAATGGGAAGGATTAGAATTAATATTCCTTCCCATTTTTTATTTTTTTATTACAAACTCGTTGTATCCAATAAGCTTATGTATATGAATAATCCCACAAGTATAAGAATACCCTCACCTATTGCCTTAATCCGATCTTTAACACTTTTTTTCATTTTGAATCTCCTTACGGTTTTTTCTATGCTCCTAAAAACTCAAACCGTAATCACATATAATCAATATTATTTTGCACTAATTAATATATATAGTAATATGGTTATTTAGATAGGATATTTTGGAAGGAAAAAAGAAAAATTAAACAATAGATTTTAAAAAGATTAAATTATAGATTAGAATTATTATTTTTTAACAAAATCTATTTCTTATTATTAAACATAAATAAAATGCCATAAATGAAGAAATTTGAAATTTTGTTTGATTTGTTAATTCATCATATTTTTCTTTTATAGAATTTGAGGATTGTAAAAGTTTACATACTAATTTAGTAACTTGTTGTTTAAAATAAATAGGTTTTGAAGTTTTCTTAATTGCCATTAATTTTTGAACAATTCTAAAAAAGTTTGTTGAACATAGATCTTCTTTTTTATTTATTTCATTTAGAAATAGTTCTAATATTACTCTAATATCATCAATATATTTAATATCATTTATTGATTTAACTAAAAATTCACAAATAAGATAATTAACTTTAGTTAAACTTCTTGCTGAATTAAATGCTTTTTGATCTACTTTTTTGAAAATTGTAATTTCTTTAGAAACAGCAATTGCAATTTTTTGTTTTGAAGATCCTAATGTTTTAGATTCTAGATCAATGTCATATTCTTCAATATCTTTAAAACCTCCTCCAGCTTCAGAAATTTTGAAATATGTTTGTGCAAAACTTCTAACACTCTGAGCAATTTTATTTCTTATATCATATACACATTTTGATATTTTCTCAGGATTATCAAATTCCTTTAAAATTTTATTAAATTTATTAATTGCAAAATTAGAAAGATAATAAATAGCATTTGATATTGTTTTTTCTCTTACAAATAAATGATTTTTTGATAAACTATCTAATGCTAATCTGAATACATTAGGATCACAATAAACTCTTAAATGAACTCTTAATCTACTTGAATAAAATTTAATATTTAGATATGTCATTGTTGCTAATGCAGAATGTTTATCATTTTTCTTTAAGAAATAATATATGATAAATAATAAAATATTTGTTCCATTATCCCTTAGAATAAGTTCTTTAGATAATTTGGCCGGGTAAAATTCTTTTATAAATTTACTAATATCAGTATTTTTTAAACCTGTTAGATATAATAATTCAGTGTATTCTTTTTTAAATGGAGGAAAATAACAAGGTTTAGATAATTCCATTAACTCATTTGCGGTTTTTGTACTAACCCATTTTTTTAATTCTTTATGTTTAACATTTGATTTATCATATAAAAAATCTATAGTTAATGACATATTTTAGATTCCTTAAAAAATATTAATATTTATACTATCTCTTGTAAAATGAACAAGCTGTGGTGAATATTCAAATAATTCTTCCTGTATAAAAGTATCTATATCATAATCAAAGAATATATTAGATTTTGGATGAATTAAATTACAATGAGATACCCCATCAATACTCTGAACAGTTTTTATTATTCTAGATCTATATAAATTGGTATTATTTCCAAATGTTTCATAAAAAGTTTCTATAAGTGTATCTTTTATGGTATTTATTAAATCTACTTTATTTCCAGTATAAGATTGATCTGTAAAAACATCCAATTGGAGTTTAACAGGAATATCATAGATTGGTTGAACCCATTCAGTACCTGTGAAAATATATTTATAATTTTTATTTTCAACAAAAATCATATCATCTGTAGATACATCCATATAAATCCAATTTGATCCGGTATATTGACAAATTTTATTTCTATGTTCCGAAAATTCTCCTGTTGGATTTTTATCAATAATATATCTATCTCCAGAAACAGGTAAATCTGGTGGCGAAGAAATAACATCAATAACAGGTAACGAACTAACATTATTAAATCTCATATTATCTAATTTACCACAAGTTGTAGTAAATTTTATATTAGTAAAATCTGTCAACATTCTAAAATTTTCTAATTCTAAATTTATAATATTTTGAAAACACGATAATTCAAAAAATTTTTTATCTTCTATTTCATTATAATATTCTTTTTTAATTAGAGGTACATCATAAATAATTGTTGATGTTGAATCACAAATAACATTAGACATCATAAATGATTTTAATGGTTTTCTAAATGTTAATGATGTTGAGAATGTAGAAATATCTCCAATTTCTGGGTTTGAGATTGTAAAATAAATATTCACATTATCTTTTGGAAAAGTAGTATAAGGAGTAAATTCATAATAAAAACATTTATTGATTGGATCATTTGTCATTTCTGCAACTTTACCATTTTGAAGGATTCTTAATGAACATTCAGCATATTCATCTTCACCATTATATGTCAATTCAAATCTTCCAGAATTTTCAGTTTTCTTAACATTTAAGTCTACTATTGTAATTCCTTCATATTCTGAATTATATGTATAATTTAAAATAGGTACTAAAGAAACTTCATTAATAATATATGAATAATTTGCTGAAGAATTAATTCTATCTATTTCTAAATCAAAAAATGTATAAAATTCTTCATCATTAATTGTTATTTCTGTTAATTTAGGAATGTAATCTGTACTATCATTTAATTCTATTTTTCCATTTCTCATAGGAATAAATTCATCATTAAAATTTATAGTTGTGAATAATTGAATTTCATTACATTTTAAATCAGATCTTTTTAATATTGGTAATGAATTCTTGCCAAAAATATTATTTTTAAGAATCGTATTCATATTAATATAATCAGTTTCAGATACAAGTCTTGACATTGAAACTAAATTATTGATTGCATTATTTCTTATTTCATTTATATCTTCTTCATTTTCACCATTTAATGCTGGAGAAGGATTTATACAAGAATAATCAACAAGTTTTACCTCATTATTTTCATTTGTCAAATAAATTCTATTACCTTTATTTATAGATCCTGCTATTATATTCCCATCGGAACCTAATGTTGTATAAATTGTTACATTAATTTTTGAACCCGGTTCTGGTTGGAAACCCATTAATCCATTTCCAAAGTATAATTTTAAACCATTAGATGTTCTTTTGGAAATATAACCATATTGTGTATTATTCATTAGATATAGACTATTAAATTTTTCATATGTTACTGAAAATCCATTTGGAGAAACAACAGAAACCTCAACACTAGATGGTTGACCTTCAAATGCAACATCAAATTCTAAAAATTGAAATGCTTGTAGATCTGAATCAACTTGAAATTCCTGTTCAATTATTTTATATTGTCTAACAGGAAGTAAAAATGAAAATTCAGAACCTTCGGAATTAATATAAACAGGTAAATCATAAATTTTATTTCCTGTTTGTAAACTAACTTTAGAATTTATGTTATCTATAACTGAAATATTTACAGAATAATATGTATTAAATTCAATTTCTCCTGCATAAAATTTAAAATCATTAGGAATTGTAAATGAAACATTATTTGATTCAAATTGTAAAGGAATTGTTATAAGAACATCACAAGTTGAATATTTTGCAGATATTGATGAATAACCCAAAAACGCTGATAAATTTAAAACAGATTCATTTAATTGAGCCTTTGTCATAAAAAATTCTTTATAAACAGAGGTTGCATAAAATAAAATATTTGAAGTAAAAGTTGACATATTATCAATAAAGTATGATAAGAATGAACTTTTAGTCAAATCAACTTGTTGTAAATCACCATAATATTTCAACATTTCAATCATAAATAATCTAATTTTATCTCTAGATAAAAATATATCCGAACTTGTTGATGTAATATTATTCATTCTGAACTCCTAAACTATATAAAATAAAATCCACTATTGTTATCAAAAAGAGGATTTGATTTATTTTTTAAAATTTCATTTTTTTTAAGCAATCTACTTAAAAAAAGAGAATTATCTAGGGTATGAATATTTTTATCATATTCAAAAAACATAAATGTTTCTTCTAGTTGATCTTGAATATGAGTTTCATTTCTACTCTGTTCTACAACACATGTTAAATGCCAAAATGTTTTATCATAAGGAGATTGCTTTTTTATTCCTGAAATTGAATACAAATTACCTTTATTTTTATTTTCATTATTTAATAGATATGTATCATCAAGTTTAACCAAATCATTTTGATATGGAATTATTCCATATGAACCAGGAATTACAAATTCAAATGTTTGATCTGCTATATATCCAGTTTCTTGAGCATCAAAAATTGTATCAATATCACCCAAAAAGAAAATAGGTAACAATAAATATTTATTCCATTTTATTCCAGATAGATTTCCAATTTTTTCATAAGAACCACTGAAAATAGTGTCATTATCCCATACTGTTGTTTCTTTATTAATATTATAATAAGTTGATAAAAATGCTACACCATCTTTACTATAAATATCATATAATAAAAACCAATATTCCTGTATATAATCATAAATTCTCTTATAATTTTGCATTAATTAATCTAGTCCTACTTTTTTATTATATTTTTCAACAGCTTGTTGATAAACTAATCTCCATTTAATAACTTGTTTTTCTAATCTCTGTAGACATTTTTCTGGATTTGCTGCATGTTCACACATTTTCATATTTTGAATTATTTTTTCAACTACTTTTTTTGCAGCCATGGCTCTACAATAATGAAACTCCATTGCTCTTTTTTTACCAAATTTTTCTTTTTTTGATTTTTCTCTACATTCCTTATTTAAATATGAAAACAAAAGACTTGACATCGCAGAAGGTTTAAGAATAAAATCATTTATTGCTTCATTGAGATAAATACTTATAATTTTGTCATCAGATTGTTTTTGTATATATTCAACAACTCTTTCAAAATTTTTAAAATCTAATTTTTTTATAGATTCATTAATAATAGATTCTTTTATTCTTTTTGATATTTTATTTTTTGATTTCATTATTTTATTGCCTCTTTTTGATACTTATATAATAATTTTGTAAATTGATCTTTAGAAACATTCCTTTCAACATTTTTTTTACTTAAAGTAAATTCATCAGAAGAAAAATTTAAGAATCCAACCAATTTATAAATTTTTTTAGTTAATGTACTATATTCAGGTAAATGAAAAATTTCTAAACTTGATTTAATAAAAGATCCTTTATTAAAAATTTTAATTTTTGAATTATAATATATACAATCTAATTCTTCAACAATTTTAAATCTACCTTTAAATAATTTTACTTGATGATAAATAATATCATTAACTATATCAGAGGGTACAATTGAAAGTAATGTACAAGCATAATCTTTAATATACTTATGTTTATTTAATGGTTTATCATTATCATCTAACATTTCTCCAATAAGACCAAAATAACCATATGTATCATTTCCTAAAGGTATAAAAAATAAATGGGTATTTCCTAAAAATTTCTTTTTAAAAACCCCTTTACTATTTTTTAAGATACAATAATAAAATTTATCTTTCATTTAAAAAATTTCCTGTAAAATAAATAATTGTAAATTTTTAAGCTAATCTTTTAAAATTAATTTTTGATATTTTTTGATTAAAATTTTTATCATTTAAATTAAATTCTTCTAATAAGAAATTTAGAAATCCCTTTAATATAAAAAGTTTTCTATCGGGTCTGCTATTTTTAGGTAAAAATTGTATTTCTAAATCTGATTTTATATAATTTCCACCCTTCAAAATTTTAATTCTATCATTGGAGTATTCACCTTTTAATCTTTCAATAACATTATAATCTTTACCGAAACGATATTTCTGCCGTTCAATAAATTCACCTAACATTTCAGTTGGAATTAAGTTTAATTGAACAGTTAAATATTCCTGAACTTTAGATTTTGGACTTATATTTTCATTCTGTATACGACCAAGAAGTATAAGATATAAATGATAGTCATTTTTATAAGGTATATAAAATAAATGAGTGTTACCTGAAAATTTTTTTCTTAAAGTTTTTCTTTCAAAATCTTTTAAAGTACAATAAATTAATCTTTCCATTTTTTTATCTCCAAAATTTATTATTTAAATACATTTACTATTTTTTAAGATACAATAATAAAATTTATCTTTCATTTAAAAAATTTCCTGTAAAATAAATAATTGTAAATTTTTAAGCTAATCTTTTAAAATTAATTTTTGATATTTTTTGATTAAAATTTTTATCATTTAAATTAAATTCTTCTAATAACAAATTTAGAAATCCCTTTAATATAAAAAGTTTTTTATCGAGTCTACTATTTTTAGGTAAAAATTGTATTTCTAAATCTGATTTAATATAATCTCCACCCTTCAAAATTTTAATTCTATCATTGGAGTATTCACCTTTTAATCTTTCAATAACATTATAATCTTTACCGAAACGTTGTTTCTGTCGTTCAATAAATTCATCTAACATTTCAGTTGGAAGTAAGTTTAATTGAACAGTTAAATATTCCCGAACTTTAGATTTTGGACTTATATTTTTATTCCCTATACGACCAAGAAGTATAAGATATAAATGATAGTCATTTTTATAAGGTATATAAAATAAATGAATGTTACGTGAAAATTTTTTTCTTAAAGTTTTTCTTCTAAAATTTTTTAAAGTACAATAAATTAATCTTTCCATTTTTTATCCCCAAAACTTATTTAAATACATTTACTTTTAAACCTGCTTTTTCACCTTTATATGACGCAACAATATCAACAACAAACCCTTTTTCATTTTTTAAAAAATCTACATCTATACTTTCAATTTTAGCTCGATTATCAAATTGTGTTAAAATATCTCTTATGGCTTCACCTATCTGTTGTCTAGTGTCTTCGTCAAAAGGTTCAAATAAAAAATCTTCAATATAACTTGATGTTTCTGGATCATGATCTTTGGTTCTTCTTCTAATTCTTAAAAGATTTTTCCATGAATTAATTATAACATCAATCCCTGTAATTTTTTTAAAGTCCCCCGAAGGTGAAATTTCATCTGTATAATCAACAAGTGTATCATTTGAACCTATAAGATCTTTATTAAATTTTTTTAAAATTCCTGACATTAAGAAGCCTCATTTTTTAAAATTTTAGCTTTTTCATTTTCTACATCAGATTTCCATTTAATATAATCATGAAAAATTTTAACTGGCATTTCAATAATATTCTGATATTGTTGTTTACCTAATTCCATACAACAAAAAATATTTTCATGTAATTCTTTTCTAAATTGATTTATTTGATTATATTGAGTGCACCATACGAAAAAAGTTTTCCACTAAATCAATATTAATAATTTCTTCATTACTACAATGTATGCAAGTTCCCTTCATTTTTAATTCAATACCATATTTACCAAAAGTTTTTTCATATTCTTCAAATATGATTCTCTTATCTTTTGAAGGTAATGATCTATATGCATAAATAATATCATCTCTTGAATCATAAACAATTGAATCATTTGATTCATTACTTTCTTGAATAAATTTAGTAATAATTAATGTTTCAAAAACAGTTTCTAATGTAAATTCAGGAGATGCTAAAGATTTTATTGCCTTCTGTTCATCTTCTAATGTCGGTTGTTTTAAAATTACAGAAACACCGGTTGCAACCTTTAAAGGAATAGTTAGTGTTTTTGTAAGTATATTATCTTCTGGATAAGGATAATAATTAAATGTATCAGATGCATTGATTGTTACTTCATACTTTTTTTCACATCTTGAACATCTAATACTATAATCTCTTATCTCATCATATGTAATATGATAAAGACCATATAAAAGACAATCTCTATCTTTAACTGTTGTATTTTTTAGAAAACTATTAAAATCTGTAATATGATCAGGTTTTGAAACTATGCACTCATAAATACATTTATTTAGATGATCTGTAATCTTAGATGCAGTCATCATACTGCCTTTTAATCTTTCTTCTTCTTGAACTGTTAATGTTCTTAATGTAAATGAATTATGAGTATGAGGAGTTATAACCTCATACTCGGGTAATTTATAATTAAAACCTTTAAACATGTTTATCTCCTTTCTATTTTAGATATTCGTTTTTAAAATGTATAAGAATTCTTGAAGTTTACAAAAATTAAGAAACAGGTCTATAATTTTCAACTGTTTCTTTACTTTTTCTAAGAGAACTAATTAGATTTTTACATCTTTCTTTAACCCAAGGTTCATGCCAAGTATAATCTACGTTAAATTCAATTTCAATATCTAATCTACCAACAGATTCAACATCACTTCCCATCATATCTTGAGGATCTCTTGTTGGAAAAACACCATCATAACATGCATAATATTGAATTGTTTCAGCATCAGGTGCCGTTGTAAAATATAACATAGTCCCAGCATATGCTTTTTTAGAATATCCTTCGCCTGAATCACCAGCAACTAGACTTGAAACACCGGTTCTATAATCTCTTATCATCTTAACCCATCCATGCATAATATCAAAGATAGGTGTATTCATAAATTCTAAGAATTTTACAGAAACAGAGTTTCCATAATCAATATTTCCAGGAACTGACCATCTGATCCCACCTAAACCTGTGAACTCAATTTTATTTAATGTTCCTCCTGGGGGTGTTACACTTAAACAAGATGCTGCTAAAATGTTTTTGACTTCTTCTTCACTAGATATACCACTATTCATATTTACAGTATAATCTATTAATTTAGGTGGAACTTTAGTAAACCAGATAAAATGCGTACCTGTAACATATGGTTCGGCAATACCAACAGAAGTTCCGCCAAACTTTCTTGTTAAAATGTTATTATTAAGTTCGGCAAAAGAAAATTTCATAATTTTATTTCCTCCTAAAAATCACTCTCTATAATAAATAAAGTTTATAATTTTTTTAATTTGTTCTAATTAAAAATTAAGAATATCAAATTTTTTTAATTTTCTATTTTTTTTAAAAATTTTTTCATTATAAATAATGTTTTTATCCAGTTATCAAATTGAATAGCCATATCATCAATATAAGCAACTGCGGGTATTTTTATGCATGTAATATCATCATAATAAATATTATGTTTCTTTAAATATTTTTCAATATCTATTTTAGATTGTCTTGTTTTTTCTTCATCACCATTATTTGCTTCTAAACTTAACCTTGCTGTAAAAATAACAATTCTAAAATATTTACTTAAAATATCAATTGCTTTTTTTACACCATTCGTAGGTACATCATAAATAGTCCCATCATTAAATCCTTTAGAATATTTATGAATGGGACCATCAAAATCAATTAAAATATTTAATTTTCTTTCGGGTTTTTCATTTGATTCTTCTAATTCTTCTTTTTCCTTTTTATCTGTAATTTCATTGCCTCCTGGAAAACTATCTATTGCAAAAACTGATTCTAATTCACCATTTAATTTTTTTTCTAAAAGTTTAAATATTTCTTTTTTCATTTTGGCTCCTTTGTTTTTTGTTCTAAAATAAGTATATTCTTGACAAAAAAAATTTATTAAATTAGAGTGAGAATAGCCATAAGATATCCCGATGATATCTCATTTCGCTTCCCCTCACTCACGGGGCGAACATCTCTACGTTTATGTGAAAGAGGAGGAAATACTAAACGTAGATAGGGCTGGGGCTTCTTTAAAAGAGATATTTATCTTATATATTTATTCAAATATTAATATATATAGACTCAATTCTTTATAAATGACTGTAAATTATTATAAAAATTTGAAATAATATTCCAATTTTTTAATTCAGGAACTTTATTATAATTAATTATATAATAATTAATTTTCTCAATTAGCTCCTTACTTGTATTATAAATATATTCTTTTGGTAATAATTCAGGATAAGAACATCGGTTAGGAGCTAAAACAATAGTATTATTTAAAATAGCTTCAAGTATACTATAATTAAATGTATCTTCTTTACCTGTTATCAATAATATTTTACCTTGTGATAGAAATTTATAATATTCTAACCACGAATTATTATTATTTCTTTTTATTTTTCCAAATATTTTTTCAACTTTTTTTTCAACTGATCTTGTTATTTTTTGTTTACAAGGTCTAGCTACAGATATAATATCAAATATTTTTTTTTCATTGAATGATGGATAAGGTGGAATAGGTAAACCAATAACCTCAATATTTTTCCATCCTAATTTGTTTGCATGATATTCAGATCCAACAAATATTTTATCAAATAATTTTGATTGTCCTGTTTCAACAAGCCATTTAGATTCTCTATCCATTTCAAAATAATCTAATTTATTTTTTGATGTTCCATGAACATATGCAAACATTTTTCTTGTTTTCTTATGATGTAATATATTTGAAAATAATCCAGGGAATGATAAATCATTTAAATATAAATAATCTATGTCTTTTGTATCTAAATCCATAAATTGTTTTATTTGAGAAAGTTCAAAATCTATAGCTGAATTTATTGGAGAAAACATCTCATCTGTTTTGTCACTTAAAATATCTTGTTTTAATTCACCTAATGTAATTACATTTTTAAATTTTCTTTCAAAAAAATTTTTGATACTAGAATAATGCCATTGTTGGTATCTCATTTTTGTTGGAAATTGCGGTACATAAATTATTTTAGACATTTTTTCTCCATTTAAAAAATTGTAAAGCAAAAAAGTGAGAATGTCTGTTTTACATAATTTACGTAAAACATCCACTTACCCTCACTTACGGTGTGGAATATTCTTAATTATAAGAAATTTACAATTAAGAATACGATCCTAAAGTTGTAACAACGCATGAGTACATCAATATTTTTAAATATGTCTATTTAAATTAACCATTTACATCTACCTTCAAATAAGATAAATGTTTTATCATATTCCCATAGTTTATTCTGTAAAGGATATATTTGATTCAAAAGAAATTCTTTATTATCTGGATTTTTAACCTTATGAATATATGGGGCTTTCATATTAATTGAATAAAATATTACATTATATCCACTTCTTAAAAATGATTCTCCTATTGCACCAATTTGTCTATGATCTGGATGAGTTTCATAAACAGGATCAGGAAAATAATAAGTATATTTTTTTTCAAAAGTTGAGAATGAATAATCAAATAATTGATCTTTAATATTAGGCAATAAACTTTTTAAATTTTTCGCTTCATCTATCCTATTCATATTTTCAGGATGAGTATAATATATTATAAATTCTTCATCTGGGTTACAAATTAATTCAAAACATCCAATTATTTCATCATCACAATGGGGAGCATAAATAATATTCATTATTCCTCCTCTCTTATTTTTTTCTAAAGTAATTTTAAATAACCTGTTAATCTATCAATTTTTTCCGAGTAGTCCGGACCCAACGCAATACATGTATTTGTCGGAATACCATAGAATTCTGTTAATCCCGAATCTGTAATTAAACTACATATTATATTATTTTGTTTTGCTAATTCGTAAATCTCTAATAATTCTTTTTCACTATTAACGTAAACACAAATTTTTGTAAAAATTCCATTTAACCATTTTTCTAAAGGTGTATTCTCTTCAGCTGATATTATCCATTGATATTCATAAGAATCTGAATTTTTTTCTTGTTTTTTAATACAATTTTCAAGTAACGATTTTAAACATGCATGACAACCTTGAGCTATCATTTTTCCTTTACGCATGTTAAGATCTTTACGAATGACAATAACCTGTTTAATATTATTCATGTGTATTACCTGTAAATTTCTTTTAAATATTCAGGTTTAACCATTTCTTTAACTGTTTGTTCAACTTGACCTTTATAATATAAATTGTAGTTCACTGTTCTTTTTAAATAATATAAACCAAAAATAAAAGAAATAATAATTAATACAAAAATAATACACAAACTAATCATTTTTACATTTTCCATAAATATACCTCCTTCTTAATATTCGATATCTTCAAATATTACAGGAATTTTTTCTTTTAATTCATCTAAAAAAGGTCTCATTATTTCTCTCATTTGAGGGTGAGCAGCAAAATCAGTTCTTAATTTTAAAATATGTCTCCATTCTCTAAGATTTGCAGAAACAACAATTTCTGTTTTTGTAGCGGTTGGTAATATATCTCTTGCTTTTTCAGCTGACCATCCACCTTTTATTAAATCAAGATAAGTAATTTCAATATTTAATAATTCTTTTAAATATTTAATCGTACATTCATCAACTTCAACATTTTTATTATTATAACATACATTATTTCGTATATCATAATAATATTCTCCATCTTCTAATTCGGGAAGCCATTCAGGAATAATAAATGTTAATTGATTTCCAAATTTATCTTTAGAATAATTTACGTAACGAGTACTTTCCTGTGAGTAACTTGCTAAACGATGTCTTACAATTTCATGACTAACACCACGATCAATAATAAAATTGACTGTAAATGAAAAATGTTCAATTACTGATTCATGTTTTCTAACATGAATTATTTTTCTTAAAAATTCTTTAGTTTGTTCAAAATTATTACTTAAATTAGATTTATAACAAGTTCTTGCACACATTTCAATTTTTTCTAAAATATATATAGGATCTAAATTATCAATAATTTTATAACTTGGTTTTATTAATTTCACGCTTACTCCTATTTAAACATTATTTTCTAAATTAAATATGAGGTAACATACCAATTATACCTGACCATTCTATACGACATGAAGTATGGTTCATAAAATCACCAAAAAAGTTTTCAATTGCACATTTATCTATATATAATAGAATTGCGATTCCTTCTACACAATTCTTTTTCTTATCATTATAATATATTTGAATAGTTTCTGATAAAATACCTGTTATATTTCTCATCTGTTGAATATTATTGGATTCAATCATATAAGAACATGCATCAATTACACCATTAACTATGTGATCTAAATCAGATAAATCTTCATCACATATTAAACCTAAATATAAAGGCCATCCCTTTATAATATTATATTTTCTTACTATCATTGGTGAATAATGTTTAGAAATTAAATTTGTATTAACATTATTATCATTTATTCCCATTCGATTATTATCTAATTTTCTATCTTCAATAAGTCCCTTAGCTATATTATAAGACTTTATAAATTCTTTATTATTTTCCATTATTTTCATTTTCCTTTCTTTTTTAATATTTATTCTTCATATCCAGAGAACATTCTATCCTCTGTAATATTATATTCTTTTTTTAATAAATCCAAAATTGTTTCTTTTGTCAACCCCAATAATGGAGCTTCAATTTTAATTTGAGATGTACAAACTAAAGAAAACAATTCATTTATTTTAACAACATACTCTTGATAACAATCTGGAAATAAATTAATTCTATCTGAATAATCAGCACCAAACCAAATCAATGGAATTTTATTTGTTTCAGCATATGCAGATGCAATCGTTAGAAAAAAAGTATTTCTCATTGGAACATAAAATTCATTTACTTTTTCATATAAATTATTTTCAAAATGTCCGGTTAATGCACTATTTGTTAATGCTGAATAAGTTTGAAAATTTGTATAAAGAATATGTGCATTTTCTTCATTTGCATATTTTTTAGCAAATTCTAATTCTTTAATATGTTTTTGACCGTAATCAATAAATAAAAGAATTGATTTATAACCTAAACTTTTACTTAATTGATGTAAAAGAATACTATCAGCACCACCACTAAATAATATTATAATATTATATTTTGATTCTTCTTCCATACTATTCTCCTTCGTTTCTTTTTTTAAAAAAAATAAAGTTTAAAAATGGAGGAGGTATTATTTCTAATACCTCCTCCTAAAAATGAAAGGGGAATTATTGGAACTTTAAATTAATTTTATCCTTTGCTACCAGAAGGCATTATGAACTCAAGATTGTCATACTGTCCGAGAATATAATCCTCAGAAACCTCACGACCATTCACAATTGCCTTTGAAGAAGGAGCAATGTTGAGAACTTCTGTAAAGAATGCTGCAACTTCACATACCTTCTTACCCACAACGGGATAGTTACCAGAACTAGCACCACTCGAAACTGTAATCATTGCTTCATTGTAACCAGCATCATTCTTAGAATGGAAGGTTGTATTCAGATTGGTGATCTTTGAATCATTCGCGGGTTTTACCTCTTCTTTGAGATTTGATTGTGCTTGATCCTTCTGTGCTTTGATAATTGCAGAAATCATGTTATCCTTAACTTCCTTGACCTTGAATGAGATTCCAAAAGATTGTGCAATTACTCTGAGTTCAGCCTTCGTCATTTCTTCCAATTCACGAACTGTGTAATTCATACTTCCTCCTTGCTTCATTTTTTTAGTTTTCTTTAGGATGACGTACTTTTGAATCTGCTTTCATTTTTAAAATATCAAAATATATCTCACTAATTTCTATTGTATCGTTTTTATCATGATAATAAAATGGCCACATCATTAAATTTGCAACCGTTGAATTTGTAAATAATAACTGTGGTTCATGTACAGATAATTCTTCACAAGACATTTCATGAGGACTTTTATCTTCTGGATTTTCGATTTCTGGATGATAATCTGTAAGAGAAGGTGTAATATCTATTCCATTTTTTCTGAAATAAATTTGAACGTTTCCGTCAATATATTCATTACCACCAGAAATTAATAATATATTATCTAATGTCTTACAATAATCAGACACTATTTTACGAGTTTTATGATTATCTACACACATAAAAATCACATTAATATTTTTAAGAACAGAATTAATATTTGATTTATTAATATATGCTTGGCAAAAGTTAAAATCTATAATATTAAATTTTCTAGATAATTCTTTAAATTTTTCTTCTGCTTTACCACCAAATGATTGAAATTCTTGACGATCTAGATTGTGAGATTCATATTCATCACCATCTATTAATAAAATAGAACTTTCACATGTCTTTGTAAAATTTAAAAATCTACATAAAATATTAATTAAATTTGTTCCTATACCACCTAAACCAATTACTGCAATTTTATAGTTTCTCAATAATATCCCCCTTTCCATATTTTTTTTGAATATAGTTTCTCAACGCCAATGATTTAAAATACGAACATTTTGTAATACAAATACCTTTATATTTACAATCTTTGCATATATGATCTTCTAAATAAGTTTTTTCAGAATCTTCAATTGAATTATAAACTTGCATAAATGATTTACCGTTTAATTCTTCACTTTCAATTTTTGAAAGATATTTTTCACGAATTGAATTAATCATTAAATTATTTTTATTTTTTGATTCTATAATATTTTCATTCTTTGTTATCACTTTTTTATTTTCTGAATAATTTTCTGAAATATCACCCATATATCCATATCCATAAAATGGAAAAACATCATCATAAAACCCATAACCATAGAATTGTTCACAATCTTTACTATTTATCATTTCATTGTAATTTATCATATCTAACCAATAAATAGGAAACTTTTTTGGAGCAATAAAGAATTTTTTATTTGCTTTTGCTTTTATATTAATATATTCTGATGGGTTCTTTTTAATTCTATGACCATTACAAACAACAGAACAAACAACTTCATGATAATAGTCATCATTTAACTTACCTACTGTTATATGAAGTCCATCCATTGTTTTTTCATCACTAATATCTACACCTGAATGAAATGCTCCAAAATCAGAATGACTATGAATTGTTCCAACTAATAATTTATCTGTAAATGAGATATTTCTTTCATATTTTATACTTGCTCTTGTAACTTCTTGTTCAGGTACATGAATATAATATTCTCTTGTTTGACGATCCAAATATAACATAACAACTGATTCTGTTTTATATTTTTCAAATACTGTTTTAAGAAATGATACAATTTTTGAAAATAATGAATAACTTATTTTTGGTAAATCCAAATTGATATACGGTTTCTTATTTTCTAAAAATGAAATTTTATCAACTGGAACTAATGCATCAATTAAACCTACTTTTTTTCTTAATAATATTCCTTTTTTTGTTATGATATAATAAATATCATCATTGGGTAAAGGTTGTTTTTTATCATATAGAGCTATGACTTTAAACATTCCATTATTCTCCTTTCTTGATAGAATACTAATTTATTAGGGTTATTAACAAATATATTTCTAAAATCTGGTAAAACATTTATAACCTCTACTAAATCATTAGTCATAAATCTAGGAGTTGGTAAAGTTGCATATCTAAAGTATTTTTTTAGATTATCATAATATGGTCCATATAGATGTTTACCATCTAAACTCGAACTATAATAACAATTGTAACCAGTTACGAAACAAACAACTTTCATAGATTGAAGGTTAGATGCATTTGTATTTACATAATCACCAAATTGAAAATTTAAATTTGGTTTCTTTATAACTTTTTTATTATATTTTTTATCATCTGGATATAAAACATCAAAATATTCGGGAATATCCATTAGATAAACTGTCTGACCATTTGTTAAAAGAGCCATCTGTAAAATACAATCTGTTATGACGCAATGAATTTCATAACAATTATATTTTGAGAACGGTAATTCTAATGATCTTTTATCTGATTTTAATGTTATCCTTGTTCCTTTAGGATATTTTTCATGGTTATATGTAATCTTTCTTAATCTTATATCAAAAGGTACTTTAGTATTTTCTAAGTTAAATAAAGAAATAGGAAACGATCTTTTATCTTCATCTTCCATTTCTTGTTCAATATTAACATATATAATCATTTGATCTAAATTAATATCAAAATTCTTAATAGTTTGTTTTCCTGGAATTTCATTGTTTATCATATATAAAATATCATCATTAACTGACAATTCATAATTTCCATTATTGGAAGGTATTGTTAATTTAGTAAAATCTTCATTAAAAAGACAATCTTTTATTTTATCCATATTATAATTTTCATCATCTGGTGTTAAATAAATTTTATCTTTTGAATAATCGTAATACATCTTATTATATAAATTACCACAAATATGATTTCCAATTAGCATAAATTTATTTTTAAACATTTCTCCATTAATATTTAGTTTTTCAGTAAAACAAAAAGACTTATTTTCTTTATTCATATATAAACATTTTTCTTCATTGTTTACTATATTTTTTAAAAACAAATAAATGTCATTGTCTTCAAAATTTATATTTGTAATTTCATAAGCATCTTTATGATATAAATATACATTACCATCAATTATATCTATTAAATAAATTTGTTTTCCGATTTTTAATTCTATATCATTACTTGTTTTTATATAATTTGTTATTTCCCATTCTTCTAAAAAACTATCAACTATGATATATGAATTTTTATCATTAGTTTCTATCGTTATTAAATTATCTGTTTTATTAATTTTTATTTTATGAATTTTCTTAATTATATTTTTTAATTTTTTATGAATAATAAAACCATTTGCTTTTATTTCAATATTTTCATCACCATTTTTTATTGTTATTTTATCAACTTCTTCAATATTCATAATAAAATTATAATCTGCTTCTTTATCATTTCCATCTTCATCGGTAATAAGTAATTTACAATCATTAATTGCTTTTTTGATAATATATTTTTTATTATCAACTTCAATTATATCATTTTCTCTCTTAACTATCATATTGTTTGGATTTTCTATATCTCTTATTAAAATTTCACATGGTAATTTATTGTTTAAAAATGAATTTATATTATATGAGTCTTGATGACTTAAATTACGTGTTAAATTAAACATAGAATTTTGTATTAAACTACTTAAACTTGCATAGGGAATAAAATTTTCCTTTAATATAAACACTGGATCATTTTTAGAATAATAATCCCAAGAAAAAATATCTGTTTTTGAATCTTTTCTCTTTGCCATCTCTAAATATGAATCTTCCAAATCATTATTAAATGTTGATGTCCAGAAATTAGCAATAAGCTTTTCGATAACATTAATATCAATATCTTCAACTTCAAAATCTTTTTTATAACCTGTACATACCATTAAATTAGTTCCGATATTGGGTAATGTAGAATGATATATAATATCATTTAAAGTATTTAATGGAGATTTTCTGAATCCATAATAAGTTCTTATATGTTGTATATATTTATCATAATGTTTATTATAACTAATTATAAAATAAAAAATTGAATATGGAAAGAATAGTCTCAAACTACCGTTAAATCTCATATTTTCAATTTTATCTGTCCAGTCAAAATTTTCAAATAATGGATTTTTATTTAATTTTCGATATTCTGTATTAATTTCTTTTTTAAAATTTATTGTTCTATATTGAGGTTCCTCTTCAATAACAAATAAAAGTGTATTTAGATATGGATGTTTGTATATAAATCTACAATTTTTTGGAAGAACAAACATATGAGGTATATCATTATCATCGGTTATAATATTTTCTATTTGAAAATATGGAAGTTTATTCATTATTAATTCATTATTTTTATCTAAAGATTTTCTATTAAAATCAGGATAATGAAAATTTACAAAAAATTTTTCTTTATTACCGATCATTATATAATTAGCCATTAAATCCCCCTTTTGTTTTTTTTAAATTTGAAAAAAATGGTGGGAGTAGAGGGAATTGAACCCTCACGAGGTAATCCTCACGAGATTTTAAGTCTCGCGTGTCTACCAATTCCACCATACTCCCATATCTTTCTAATTAGATTACTTCTAATTTACCTTCGATGTAAAAAAGTTTAAATATTTTACCTTTAATTTGCATCAATTTTTTATAATCTTCAATATCTAATTTAACTTCTGAAGGTTTTATTCTACTTTTAGGTTTCATTATGGAAATTATATTTTTCACGAGTATTCTCCTTTGATGTTTTATAAGAAGCCATTATATTATAAATAATATAATGGCTTCTTTTCTTTACAAATTAAATTTCTTCGATAACAGTTTCTTGTTTCGGCCAAAATGATGCTATAAAAATTCCATCACATTCAACTTCATTTTTAACTGAATTTTGTGTGATGGTCAAAATTCCAGTATGCTCTAATAACAATAAACGTCGACCATTTTCATTAAAATCACAATGAACCTTAATGGAATTTTTTGATTTGACCTTTACATTATTATCAAAAGAAATAGATGAAACCAATAATGGTTTGAAACATTTCTTGGTTTTATTGTTGCTAATGATGATAAAATGAACTGGTCTAAGTTCATTTGTCAGAACAAGGGAATCCAGTTTATAAAACATATGTTTTCCCTTTGAATAAACGCTTGAACCGCTTGTTACTCTTACCTTGGGTATTTGGTATGACAAACTCAAGATATTCTTCAGATCCAATGAAGGAATCTGAAGATCCTCGATATCAGGATACGACATTTCCTTTGCCGTTTTTCCCATTTGTGACTCAAAATGAGTCATAATTGGGACTAATTTTTCCTGAACGTCATTGATGATTTTTTCATCTAAAGGTCCTTCATACCGAGGAATGAAAAAAGGTTCATTTCTCCGAACATAGATTGTTACGTTCGGAAGGGTGGATGGTACAATCCGATAGGTTTTCTCTAACTTGTCAGTGAAAAATTTCTTGGGTATCTTGAAAGTCTGATCATGGTACACAAACACAAAACAATTTGTATCATTAACAATTTTTAACATAAAAGCTCCCCTTTCATTTTATTTTTATTCACTAATTAATATATATAGACTTTTTTGTTTTAAAATGAAAGGGAAAAATTATGATTCTTCAATAGATGGTTTAGTTTTTTGAAGAGCTAGATGAGCTTCTCTGATAGATGTGGGTACTCTTGGTTTAGAATCTGTATGTAAATCCATTTCTGGTACACTTTTAATTGAAGAGGGATTATATTCATAATTAGATAATCTTTCAGGTATTCTTTTTTCACTTGATGATGAATATATTGGTTCAATTTCACTGCTAGCTTTTAACGTATTAAGATATTCACCCAAAACAGGTCTATCTGTACCGCTTTTACCTATAACCATTGTTGAAAATAATTGTTGAAGTTCAATTCTAACATCAACCAATCCTACTCTTTTATTCCAAGCAACGAGTCCTTGATCACCACCCTTCGTAACTGTTATTGATGATATTGCACCAGATTCTAAACTAAATAGTCCATTTGTTCTGACTTTAACAAAAAATGGATAAGAATATGTTTCACCATCTCCTTGAATAATAGGACAAGCTAATGTTAATAACGCAGCTAATGGACCAATAATGAATTTTTCAGTCATTTGTTTATTTCCTGGAGATGGATTATATAATCTTACCTGTAATGAATAATTTATTCCATATGAGCTATTTTTCCAAACTGAAGGGAAATCTATTTTTTGACCGGCTAATAATTTATCTGACATTTCCACAAAACCTTTACCCCAACTCAAATTTGGATTTTTAGATATTCCCTCACCAAATTTTCCAAGTTCCTCCATTGCATTCATTCCGGTTTTACCAATTCCTGCTGAAATATTACCCATATCTGACATTGCTTCAAAAATATGTTTTAATGCATCAGAAGAAGTTCTCTGACCAGTCATTTGTGTAATGTCTCTAGCTGTATCAGAAACAACATCTGTAATTCTAGATAAAAATGTTTGTCCATATTCATTATTGAATGTTTCTGTTGGAAATGAATCTGCAACAAAAACAACCTTTAATGGTTTTGATGAAATCGAATAACCTAATGATTCTAAAATTGTATTATAGGTTTTCCAATGTGGTATTAATCTAAATGAATTAATTCCTTCAGAAAATCTAGGTAAACAAGGCGTAATATATGCAATAGGTAATGAGTTAATATAAACACCATTACTTTTTTTGTGTGGGGGAATTGGAGGAGCACCTATTAAATCAGGAACATTACTTTTTTTAATATTTGGTTCTTTAACATATTTCATTATTGAAGTTGTTGTTGGCATTTTATATTTTAATCTCCTTAATCAATATCACCTAAAATTATATTATCTAAATGTCTATCTAATAAAGTTCCTTTATTTGAAAGATTATTTAACCCTCTATCAATATTTTTCATTGAACTCATCATACTACTTGAAACATTCATTATCATATTTGTATTATTTTGTTGTGAATTTTTAAATAATTCTTCATTTGCCTTTTGTGAATTTTTATTATTTGCTGAAATAGAATTTTTTATTAATAATTCTTTTGTTATATCATTTTCTATTAACATATTTTTATCAACTAATTTCCCTTTTGTTGAATCAGAAATATTTTGTTTATTAAATTTAGCCATTTCTATAAATAAACCACTTCTTATATTCTCTGGAGATATTCCCGATCTTTTCGCTTTTTCAACAATATAATCTGGAACAATAACTTCACCTTTTAATAATCTAGCATATCTTTCACGTTCATTATATCCACCTGTATGATATGATTTTGTTTTATTTAACATTGATTCATATCTTCCTACATCATATTTTCCTTTTTTGTTATATTCTTCAATTCTAGATTTTTGTCTTTCTCTGGCTCCTTCTAATGATTCTGTTATAGCTGAAGGATCAAATTTCTTTATTAAATTTATTACAAATCTTATCGGTGCAAGAATTACATTTTTTATAACATTAAATACTTTTTCAATATCTATACCTATAAAATCAGAAATACTCTTTACTTTTTCTCCAATATAATCTTTAACTTTACCCATTAACATTAACGTCATTCTTATAGGAAATGTAACTAAATCCCATAATTTTTTAACCTGAAATTTGACTTCATTCCATGCTAAACTTAATCCTAAAGAAATATTTTTACCACCAATAGCTCCTAGTAAACCACCTGTTATGGCTCCAATTATACCACCTATAAACGTTCCAACAATAGGTACCGTCGAACCTATTGCCATACCAGCACCTAATCCTTTCAATGCTCCAGATTTAGCTCCTGCCAAACCTTGTTTTGTACCACCAAGAGCACCACCAACTAAAGAAAAAACTCTTTCCGACATTGTTGCTTTTTCGCCCTTTTTTATTTTAAACCATTCTTTAGTTTTTAATAATCCTTTAAAAGAATCAAAAAGCATTTGAAAAAGACCAATAATTGAAGCAATTCCTGGTAAAAATTTTGTAAATCCTATAGCAACTCTACTTATGGATAAAAGAGTTTTCAGTCCAAATTTTGAAAAAAATAAGCTAAATTTACTTAATCCTTTAGCAATTTTTCCAACATTTAATTTACCAATTCCTTTTATTAATCCGAATAATGGTTTTCTTAACATCATAGCTAACAAAAATGGAGATAATAAAATTTTAGCTGGTAATAAATATAATTTACCTAATAAATATAATAATAAAAATTGAATTTTTCCAATACCTTTACCGAAAAATTTCTTTTTATTTTCTTTTTCTAAGTCTTTACCCATTCCTTTTTTAAAGAATTTATTAAGATGACCCATTACAGATGCGTGTGTTTTTTCTGTTTTTTCTTTAAATTTATTTTTTACAGTTGAATATTTTTCCTTAATATCATTTTTTAAATCTTTTTTATGATATTCTCTAAATTGTTTATCATTTTTTAAGAGTGAAAGAAATTCTATTGATTTTTTAACATTTTCTTTTACACTTTCTTTTGTTTTTTTAACATTCTCTTTTACACTTTCTTTTGTTTTTTTATATTTTTCAGAAATTACATTTTTTATTGAATTTTCTGAAGTTTCTGAGATATTTTCATTTTCTGCCTCTTTTTTACCGATAAAAGCAACTGCAAGATTTCTTAAATATTTTGTTTGATCTCTTATTGAAGCATATATAAAATTTAATGAAGTGACAACAAATTGAATAGGATTTTTCTTAGCTTTTTGTAAATCAGACATTGCAGTAGATTTGGTTATCTTTGATATTAAATTTCTTATTGGGAAATTAAAAATTTTTGATGCTGTAAAAATATATAATATTTTTCTAAATAAAGGACTTTTTAATAATCTTGCTCTAAATGATACAGCCAATTCATTTGATAAAGATGTTATACCTGTTCTCATTTTCATTACTTCGGTAATTAATTTATCAAAATAAACCGAAATAACGGAAGCTGGTGAAATAACTTCTCCAGCATGAACATTTACTAAACCACTTTTTTTAACAAAACCACCTTTTTTAAGTGATGGAATATCATCTAGTTCATTTTTAATATTTTTATTACCAAAAATTGCATGTTTAATACCACTTAAAAATTTGAATGGGGATTTTATTAAAAAAGCTAAAAATTTAAATGGTAGTGCTATTGCTTTAAAAGGTAATTTTAATAATAATTTTATTGTATCTGTAATAAATCCAAAAATACCTCTCTTTTTAAATTCATCATGTGCATAATCAGCTGCATCTCTAAAATTCTCTTTCATTCTGTCGGCAAAAGATGAAAAAACTCTTGTATCCATAAATTTTGATACAAAATAACCAAAAATTGGTGTTGATTGTGCTAACATTGTAGCCATGTAATTAGATTTATTAAATTGTATATCTTCATTTATTGTTGATGATATTTTAGTAACCGCATGTTTTGATGATTTAGCAGTTCCTACTAAAATATTTTTTGCTGTTTTAGATACATCATCAACAACAAAACCTAATTTTCTAAGAATAACCACAATTGAATTATTTACTTCTTTAATTCCTTCAGTATATCCTATTTCTTTTGTTCTTAACATTTTTGCAGATTCTAACTGAGTTTTAGAAACAGAAGAAATTCTTTTTGTAATTTCATTCAATTGTTTAGTATTTTTTTCTTGATATTTTCTTATTAAATCAACAGTAGAATCGATTTTATATAAATTATTATTTTCATCTTCTAAATCTGATTCATTAGCTAAATCTTCAATATCATCAAAATCATCATAATCCATTTATTTTTAACTCCTTATAAATGTTATCATATCAACATATGAAGAATTTAAATTTTTATCTTTTATTTGTTTTAACAAATCTGAATTAATATTATTCATATCCTTAAATTCATTTTCTATTGATTCATCATTATTTAATACTATAATATCATTGAAGTTTTTCATAACTATACTATCTTTTTTCTCCAAAATTAAAGGTGGATCATATTCTCTAACATAATAACACAATGAAATAGATAAAGCCAAGTCATCTTTACAACCTGTATCTGCTTCAACTTTTCCGTTTTTCTTTTCAACTAATCCTATCAATTGCATTGCAGTTCTTGATGATTTAATACTATTGGTATATTGGGTAATATATTTATATAATGCATTAATCATTAAAGGTCTTGTTTTTAAATTTGTTGTTAAACCGGAAGATACTTTACCTTCACTCTTTTTCTCTTTATAAATTGGAATATTATTTTCCGTTTTATTATCGAAATATTCAACTACTTGATTTCCATAAGAATTTTTTTCAATAATTAATAGACCGTGGAACCTATGAGCTACATATTCAATTATCTTACAAAAATTTGTAACTGATATTTTTCCTTTATATTCTGCAACTTGTTCTGCTGTCTCATAATCAATTACATTAATTGCAGATTCATCTGATCCAAATTCAGGTGCAGTATCAACACCTATCAAATAGTAAGAATCATTGTTTGGCTCTTCAAATTCCCAAAATTCAGAATTAAAAAGTTTAACTTTCTTTCTGGGTTCTCTCTTATCTTCTTGTAATATAATACAAACTTTATCATCAAAGAATGATCCACCAGAAGGTAAGAATTTTAATTCCAATTCCTGTTCAATTTTCTTTGGATCATTATCAAATAATCTACATTGAGTATTATACCATTCAGGATCATTAGCTAATTCTGGAATCATTTTCCAATGAATTATAAATGGTTTGAAAATACTATCATAATCATCAGATATAGCTTGAGTATATTTTTTATAATACCAAGCTCCTGTACCCATTGTTTTATTAGGGGTACTTAATATAATAGTTCCATAAGGGATCCCAGAATTTCTTGCATGTTTTTGAGATGTCGATAAAGCCGGAACCATTGAAGTCCAAGCTTCATCAATATTTTTAATAAATGCAGCTTCATCAATTACTAAAAATGTAATTGGTTTACCTCTTAATGTTTTTTCAGGAGCTTGAGGATTAACAGTTGCCGCAAATACTTTAGAACCATTTTTTAAAATAAAACTCTGTTCTGTGTATTTATCAAATCCTGGATTCATCCATGATGGTAACTTCTCGACCATTCCTCTAACAGCTCTAGCAAAATCTGTAGCTTCTTTTCCATCCTTTGATATAATTCCAACTACAACATTATCAAAAAATACAACTAACCATGAACATAATGCCTGAATAATAGTTGAAATTCCAACCTGTCTACTTTTTAAAACTAAAAGATATCTTTCAATTAATAATTTTTCTATTAATTCTTTTTGTTTATCATAAGGTTTTAAAAGAATATCTCCACCTGGAATCTCAATTAAAACATGATTTTCACAATAATGTTCAAAAGACTCTTTACATTTTATAAATTCCTTTACTTGTTGAAGTTTTGTCATTTAAATTATCCAATTAAAATTTTATAGTGTTTTATTTGTTCTTATTAATATTAATTTAGCAAAACTCATCCAATTTCTTACAGATTCTCTTGAAAATGATAAATCTGATGACTTTAAAATATATTTACCACTTAAATCAATATATTCTAATGTCCCTGTTTTAAGCATTACAGGTTCACCAATTTTCATTAAATTTAAAATAGGTAAATTTTTCTCTAAATTTACAATCACATTTGATAATCCTATAATTGATCTGGCTATTCTGGAATTTGCAAAAACATCAGAAAGTTCATTACCCGTTTGTGTTGTTTTATATGTTTCTCTTTCATTTAAAATTGGATCAATAAATAATTCTTTATTTTTAACATTTGCTCCAAAATCAGAACAAATTTTTTCTAAATCCTGTGAAATAATATGATATAATCTATCACTAGGTTTAACAATATGATTAATTTTTTTAGATAATGAAGCTAATTTTGTATTTCCAGAATATGTGTTAACTAATGAATCATAAGAATAAAAATTTTCACCGTCTATACATTTATTAATAATCTTTTTATTATCTTCACCATCTGTTGATAATTGATAAATATTAAAAATTTGACTTTTTGTTATTCTTTTTGATAAATTAAAAACATTAAAAACATTATCATATTGACAAAAACCTGAATTTGAAGCGCCATTATAAATACCAAAATTATTATCTAAATATCTAATAACTTTATTTAATGGCATAGGTGGTATAACTATTTGTTCAATTTTTTCATTATTAATATTATCATTGTCAATATTTAATTTAGCTTTTGTATTTTTTGAAACAAAATCACTAATTATTTCTTTACAAGTTTTGTTAATATAAATCTCATTTATTAATGTACTTGTTGTTTTAAATGCATTTCTAGGTACAGTTACAAATGTTACTCTTTCTAAAAATTTATTATCTTCTTTAGATTGAGTATTTCTTATAGTCATTTTTGAATCTGAACTTAAATGAATTAATTCCATTCTTATTTCTTCTGTAAATTGATTTTCAGTTCCTCTTCCCAAATATCTAATTATAAGATTAATGGGATCTTTACCATAAATTCTTTCAAAAATAATATCAGTTTGATCTAAAATCATTTCTAGAATAACAATTTGATATGAACTAACTAAACTTGAAATTATCCTTAATGAAATAAGATCATTTGAATAATCAAGATTATTAATTTTAACCTGAATATCATATCCAGTATCTGGTATATTTCTTCTTTTTATTTCTGGCATTGACAACCTTTTTTAATTCTTATTTATGTATTTGTTCTGGGTTCTAAAACAAAAAAAAAGGATTTATCTATTATTAAAGATAAATCCTTTTTTAAATATTTTTTAAGAATTTTTAGGCGGCAATTCTTTGAGATTCGATAAATTCTAACATTCTATTTGGAATAACCATAAATCTTTCAACAATATTTTCAAGAAGAACTTTTGCATTAAGATTACCTTCATTTGTTGTAAATTTTGATAATGCCATAAACAAATCCCAACTTGAAATTGAATTGTTATTTTGACGGATTTCATTTATTGAATTGGAAACTAATTCTCTTCTTTTCTTACCCAATGAATCAATAACATCAAGAATCTGTAATAATGTTTCTTCATTTATTTGTTTTTCCATATTAACTTCGATTAATGACGAAAGATTACCTGACATAACTTGAATATAATTGTTAATATTATCGTAAAATGTATTTGAACTTCCTTTAATATGGATTTTATCTATTGTTCCAAAAGATTTTCTCATTGTTAAGGTATTTGAAATTACATTTTCTCTTAATATTGAAAATCCAAATGAAATTTTTACAAGATGAGTCCCATTATATGAATTGACAATCGTAACCATTGGGTGAATATCACCATCTCTTGATGGAAAACTGTTGTTTCTTATTATCATTTCATTTAACATCACTGTTAATTTTGGATTAAGATTACATTTTTCAATTATTTCTGCATTTCCATCATTTAATGATTCAATTACTTCATTAACTATGTTTTCATTACCTTCAAAATGATATAAATGAGATACTATTCCTTGATATTCATATGATGGTTCTTCTTCGGGTTTTGCTGTATATAAAGCCAAAATTGGAATTTCTTCTTTAGAATTCTTTGTCTCAACTAATTCATAAAATAATTTTGAATATTTATCTCCATATTTAAATGTATCGTTTTCAAAAATAAGACCACTATTTACAAGTCTTTCAATATTTTCAGGAACCATAAATTCTCCTTTTTTATCTTATTCTTCGAGCTTTTGCTCTTAAATAAATATCTCTTCCATCAAAGTTAAAATCTTTTTCAATTGAAATTATTTTAAAGTAATTTTCAGCTTCAATAAAATATTTTAATCTATCTTCTGACCATAAACTAAGATGAGGAGATGGTTGATCTGCTAATAATTCATAAGTTAATAAAAGATCCAATGAATGCCAACTTGGATCATTAATATCTTCATCTATTAACATTTTTGCTAATTTATGTGAATCTGGAACAATAATATCTATTTCTCCATTTAATTTCAATGATGTTGCTAACAAATATAAGAAATATTGAATATTAGATTTTGAAACATGTTCTAAAAATCTATAAACAGTAATTATATTAAATTTTAAAATAGTTTTTTCTAAAAATTCAAAAATATCAGAATTTATAAATATATTATTGTTTTTATTTGATTTATCATTCACGATAAAATCTTCAACTTCATCAATTTTATATTTGCTATAATATCCTAAATCAACATTTAATAAATTATATGTTAGATTATATTTATCAACATCAATTGATTTTATTTTTCCTCCGGCTGCATTTAAAACAAGAAATTTACTTTCCATATTTTTCCTCTCATATGAAATCCATTACTAATCCTTTGACAAAATCGTATAAATAAATTTCTAAATATTTACTTTTTTGAATATCATTTGAATCTATTAAATTAATTGAATTTTTATTTATTTTTATTTCACCATATTCATAGAAAAATAATCTATAATGTAAATCATCATAAGGAATACAAAATAATTCAATATCATCACTTTGATAAATATATTCTTTAATATTTTCTATTCCTTTAAAAATTTCGATTTTACTAACATAATTAATTTCTAATAACTTTCTATAAATTTCATTTAATTTCTTATATAAATCTGCAATACCCTTAATTATTAATTCATTTTTATTTGTTAACGCAATAAACTTGGTTTTATCAACTGATATTATCATTTTAGTAAAAATATTTCTTAATTCTAATGGTAAATAAAGATCTCTATTCTTTAATAATTTATTACTTAAAAAACCATCATATTGTCTTAATATAATGTTATTATCTTTAAGTTCATTTCTTTTGATATATTCAGAAATTATATTATTTGTTGTTTCTTTTAAGATATTAGATATTACTTTATTTTGACCCATTAACTTTCCAATTTGGATATTTCTTTTCATTTTATCATTTTTATCTATATTCGATAAATCATATCCTAATGATTTCAAAATATTAAAATGACATGCTGATATATCATATGAATAAATGTCGGTTAAGAAAAATTTTTCTGAGTTAATTTTCATATTATTTTTGAAAAAGGGATATATCCCTTTTTTCGAGGATATATCCCTTTATTTTTTGAATTTAGTTTGAGAAAATCTTTAAAAGAATATTATCAATTAATAGATGATGGTTAATATCAATTGCATCACTATATTTTTCATTAAAATACTTAATTAAATCTAAATTTGAAGTAATATTTTCTTGTGTCTTTGAAAATGGCTTATAAAGAAGCATAACATTTTCTTTATTTACATCATTTTCGATAATCGAATCTATGTGATTTGAAATATCTTCAATATTTTGGGAAAAACCCTCAATATCTACATTTGATATATTTCTATTCTTAATTTTTGTATAAAAATAGGGAATAAAATATTCCCTTGTTTCTTCATTTTCAATAATTGTCTTTTTATACATTGCAAAACAATGAATCCCCGAACTAACAATATAACATCTTGTATATATATTATCAGATAAACGAATATTTACTCTAATTGTACCATTTCGATAACACATCATATCATCGCTTGCTAAATCTGGAATGATAATCTTTTTTGTATTCTTTAAAAGAAATAATTCTTTGAGATCTGGATTTGTAAGATTTATTGACTTTAGAATAATTGTATCTGATTCAATATCAGGCATTTCAAGTCTAATACGCCTGATATTTATAGATTCCCTAGTGATAAACTTTTCAATCCATTCATATAAATTAATAATGGGGATTGAAATTGTAGATACCTGATCATCTAAAATTTCATTTGTTTCTTGAGTATTTAATTCTTGAGTACTTTCTTCATTTTCAATTTCTTCTGATCTTACTTCAATTTCTTCATTAATTTCAGTTTCATCAGAATCTAAATTTTCAACATTGACGTTCTCAATTTCTTCTCTGTATTCATTAATTTCCCTGACTAGATTCATTATTCTCCTCCAATTTTTTTATTGTTATTCTTTTCTTACCTTCATTAATATAAAGTATTTTATAAATCTCATTATTAATTTTAATATTTTGTTTTAATTTTAAATTTATTTTTTCATTATCATTTAATAATCTAATAGAAAATGTTTTATTTTTTTCATTATAATAACAAACTTCATATTCTAAAAGATTAATAATATAAATTTCTTCAATTTTCAACATAAAAAATACTCCTTTAGATGATATTTAATTCATTAAAACCATTTTCGATACCTTTCCAATTGATTGCAATTGCTTCATGAGTATGAATACTTTCAAAATGAGTGCATTTTACAATCCAATCTAAAATCCGTTTATCATTATCTAAATTATTTGAAATATAACGAACTGCATCTTCAACAAACATTGTATTTTCATATGATACTCTTGCAAATTCCTGTTCATCAACTCTTCTAAGAATAGGAACAGGAGATGTTTTTACCGCATCTTCAACTAATTTTATAATATCTTCTAACCATAAAGTATCATCTAAAATATTTGGTAGAACTAAAACATTAGCATAACTTCTTTGTGCGTGGGGGTAACCATGTTTACCTGAAAATTCAAGATGATTACATAAAGAAGCACTACATGGACAATAACTTGCATAAGGAACTTTAACTCTTTGTAAAAATCTAAAAGAATTTTTAATAAGTCTTCCTTCAAAAGAACATTTATAAAACTGAGGGAATTTTAATTTAGTAATTGGTGCTTCCTTTATTATAGGAAAATCAAAATCAAACCGTATATAACTATCATCTGAATTGGTTTCTACTGCATTTTTAAATTCACTAAGAATATCAATTAATAATCTATGTTTTAATGGTAATTCTAGATATTTAATTAAGGTTCTCATTAACATACTCATTGAGATACCTTTTTTATCTGAATCTAAATTTGTAGACATAGAAATATTTGATAGAATTTTTTGATAACCACCATTTTTAATTTCTAAAACAATATTTGTCCTTACATTTTCAACACCCACTTGTCTTATTGGAATCTTAAATTCAGGTTCTGTTGTATGTTGAATATCAGGAAGGTCAGGAACATTTTTCATTTGCAGTTTTTCTCCTTATATTTTTAATCAATACTAATACCAATTGTTTTAAGATAGGCCTCTAATAATTTAACACTTTCTGGAGTTTGACATTCATCCTTTATTTCTCTTATAAATTCAGATCCAATTGAATCTCGAATATATTTATTTTTTAAATCAATTGAATCTGATTTCGTTGTTGTCATTTCTGTTAAATTAGTTAGACCCGCATGAGATATAAAACAAAATGTTTCCATTTCACCAGATCTTTGACCACCTTTATTTTTTCTACCACTGGGTGGTTGCATTGTTTTTCTCATATAAGGACCTATGCCTCTAGCTGCCAAACGTTCTTCAGCTATATGTACCATTCTAAAGAAATACATGTAACCTAATGCAACTTTACTTATAATTTTTTGTTTTGATATCTCATCAAAAATATCATATCTAAATTCTGTATTTGTAAATTCACATGCCTTTTTAATTTGATCACAAGTAGAAGATTCAAAAGGTGGAGCTATAATATAGAAATTTTCTATAAATTTTTCATCTATAATAGAATTATTTAATTCTTCTTTAACTTGTAATGTGTACCAATTATCTTTTGTATTATCTAAAATCTTAATATAATCTAAAATATACCCTTTTAACTCATCTTGACTTAATTCTTTATTATTTAACATTTCATTTAATTTAATTTTAAAATCATTTACAGACATACCCATATGTAATTCAAAAATCTGACCTACGTTCATTCTTGAATATGTTGATAATGGATTTATAATAATATCTACATGTTTTCCATCTTCTGTTTTGGGCATTAAATCATGGGGTAAAATTTTTGAAATAACACCTTTGTTTCCATGTCTATTTCCAATTTTATCACCTATTTGTATTTTTCTACTAAAAAATCCACCTATTTTTATATAAATACCATTAATTCTTTCACCTTTAAATTTAAATCTTCCTCGATTATTAAATCTATCTAATCCTTTTTCTCTAATAACTTCAATTGCTTTTTTCTTTGAAAATAATTTAAAAATTAATTCTTGAATTTTTTTATTATATGATATTTGACTCTCAAACTTTTTATCAACCCAATGTCTAAATTGAGGTATTATATTATTATATTCATTTGGATAAATTTCAACATTTGTAATCAAAACATCTTTGTTATAAATTAAAGGAATATTTTCTTCAAAAATAGATAAATAATTCATTGGATCATTAGGAATATCTTTCATAATAGCATAAGGATTACCTTTTAAAATTAATTCTCTTTTATGTTTTCTATAATATGCTTTATCTTTTCCTGGCTCTGAAAATTCTATATCGGGATTTGGTTCAGGTAATGGTTTATACCTATTTTCATCTAAACTCAATAATAATTTATCTGGAGGTAAAACAAATGAAAGATTTGCATAATGAATTGATGTAAACGAATCATCATTTAATAATCTATCTGAAATTACAATTGCGTCTTCATAATTATATCCATAAAAAGGCATTATCGCAGTAAGAAGATTTTTTCCGATGTTAATGCTTCCATTTTTACAAAAATTACTCTCTGCGATTATATCTCCCTCTGAAACTTTATCACCTAATTTAACATATACATGCATAATATCCATATTTTTTACATAAATATGTCTATTATCTATATCAAATATATCATAATCATTATCTTTATATGCAATAATTACAAATTTTGAATCTAGATAAATTACTTCTCCATCTTTTTTTGCCCTTTTAATAAATTGGGTCTTATCAGTATATAAATTTTCACAACCAGATTGAATTAAAGGAACATCAAATTCAGAAAGATTAATAGCCTGTCTCATTTGTGACGCTGACATTTGTAATCTTGTTTGATCATCGTGTTCTAAAAATGGAATCATAGAAATAGCTACGGATGTTGGATTTTTTTCACATATTTCTTCATTAAAACGCATATTCTCATCATATTTTGATGAAGGTAATAAACATTGCAATACACCACAATTATCTCTATCAGATGTATCTACTGGACATATTCTTCCAAACATACTATCCGATAAATCTCTAAGATAATGTGGTACATTTGCTTTATTAAAACCACCAGGACCAACTAATGTAATTCTCGATAATTTTGTAAGCTCATCAATAGGATTAATTGAAAAATCAAACTGAACAATATCTGATAAATTACAATTAGCAAGAATTTTCTTTGAATTAATATTAAATTTTATTTTTGATTTTCTACTTGATATACATAAATCATAAACATTCTTCATTATTGTTGACAGCACAACATATTCAAAACATCTAATTCTTTTATTTGTATAATCTAAATCATCAATACTTTTATTATTTTTTAAAATATCTGTTAATTCATCTAAAACATTATCAAATCTCATAAATTTGGAAGTGATAATATCAATTTTAGGGATCAATGATAAAGCATATGCAATAATTTCTCCTGTTTTCTTTTTATCATATTTAGTAAAATATTCACCCAGATATTCTTGATAATCAATATTATCTACATAATATGCATATAAATCAAATAATAATTTTTCATAATCTGTTTGAGGGTTATCATTAATAACATATTCATTTAAATTAAATTTATTAACAATATAATCTGAATCAAAAGAAGCAAAATATACTAATGCAAATGGAATTTCTTTACCCATGAATGATAATTTAATATAAGGGTGTTTTTTTCCAGAAATAATTAAAATTGTTGATAAATTTGATCTAAATTTAATGTTTTTACCTCTTGTTACAATTGGAATATCATATAATTGAAATAATGGAATTTTTCTTTTACCTGCAATTGAAAAATAATTACCATCAATTAATTTTGGAATATAAACACCCAAATCAATTTCTTGAGTATTTCTTTTGAATTTTATAATGATATTTTTCTTTAAAGTTTTTTCAACTTCAGAAGAAGGTGATTCTTTAATATCAAATTCTGAAAGTATAAGACCAGCATCTTCTGCCGGTCTTAGTATTTCTCTAATATTCACCATTAAATTATTATATTCTTTTTCTCGTATATTAAATATATTTTCTTTGTTTTGAATTGAATAATTTGGATTCTTAATTCTCATCAAATATCCTCTTTTTTTATTTTTTATAATTTTAAATATTTGTTTTCCTACCTAATAACATATTATCTAAGATACCAGAATATAAACCTTCATTAGATATACCCCGTAAAAGATTCTTTTTCTGATTTGAAAATCCAAATCCCAATAACCATGATTCTTTACTTGGAATTGTTAAAATGCTAATAAATTCTGGAGAATAATTGTTTCTATCTTTTAATAATCTCCATTTTTTATTACCATACCACATTAATTGAGAAACTACTGATTCAAAATGAACATAATGTATTTCTTTTGAATAATTATAAATTTTAAATAATTTTTCAATCAATTCTTCACAATTTAAATCTTTATTTGAATGTAATAATTTAGATACAGATGATAAATCGCTAATAATATCTTCTTGTAACATATCCTCGCTACCCTTTTTAGTAATAGCTGCTCCCGAGTTATGTATAAATATTCCTGCCTTCAATGCAAAATTAGGATACTCTGAATCAACAGTTAAATCATAAAATTCTTCATATTCTGGTAAATCTATAAATTGTATATTTTTAACAAATCTATTATTTTTAATAAAATATCTGAATGACATTCGTTCAATAAATTTTCCATTTTTGTTTTCTAATTTTGATTTATTTTTTCTATAAATTGGCATTAATTGATCATTAACTTGTAAATCTTTTGCTTCTTTGGAAGTTCCATCTTGCATAATAAATTTATGATCTAATGTGCATTCAACTATTTCATCATTATCTAAAGTAACCTTAACCATTCTCTTTTCAAATCTATCTTTATAAGCATTCACAATCTTGCTAATATATATGTCTCCTTCTGGAGAACAATTAAATGTATAAAAATCTTCACCATTTTTAACTTTGTCATAAACTTCTTGAATTTCAAATGATTTATTATTAATATCTAAAATTCTTGTATTTTTTCTTAAACTCAAATGAAATGTGCGCAAAACTAACTGTGTAGATGCTTCACCTAAACTTTGAGCTGCAATCATTCCTATAAATGGTGAATGTAATATTTTATGTAAATCACCATAACACCTTTTACAAACCTTTTCACTTTTACAAAAAATAGGACTTCTAATTTTAATATTTTTACCAATTATATTCTTTAAATTATCATTTGTAATTAATTCTTCATTATCTCCATTTAAATAAAATTTATATAAAAGACATTTTGCCTTTTTCTCATCTTCAACGAATACATTTAGATAATCTTCAGTCCCACAATCATCAAGATTTGAATCTAATATTAAATTACAACATGCAAATGCAAGCTGTCTTGATAAATAACCTGAATCTCCTGTATTTATTGCAACGTCTAAAAGACCTTTTCTGCAGCCATAACTTGAATTGAAAAATTCATATTGAGTTAAACCTTCAACTAAATTATTTTTAACTGGTGTTTCAATAATTTTTCCTGAAAAATTTGAGATAAATCCTCTTGATAATAATATCTGTCTTACCTGTTCCCATGTTCCTCTAGAACCAGAATCTATGACATATGAATACATAAATTTATTTCTTAATTCATTTTCAATTTCTTTACTCGCTAATTCATTTAACTGTTCTCTAGAAGTATTTTTTGAATAGATTGTTTCTTTCAATTCATCAACATTATCAAGAATTAAACCATCTAAAGATAAAGTTGTTCCATATAATGTTGAATATTTATAACCTATCATTTTAATATCATCTAAAATCTTAGATGTAATTGTATAATCATATTTATCATTAATATCATTTAATAAATTAATAAGCTTCTTTTTATTAACAGGATCTTTTATAATAGGATAATCTTCAGGTAAACATTCATTAAATATTTTTAAACTTTCTGTTATTTGTTCATTTTTATATTCAATCTGTTTATTTAATTCAGGAATCATATTATTTGTTAAAATATAAACTCCTAAAATAATATCTTGAGAAGGAGTTGCTGATAGTGATATATTTGCAGGATTATATAAATTCTTAGTAAATAAGAATTTATCTAAAACTTCTTCTTTTGATTCTTTACTTATTGGTAAATATATTGCCATTTGATCTCCATCAAAATCTGCATTAAATCCCGCACATGCTAATGGATGAATTTTTATTACTTTATCAGTATTCATTTTAATCTTAAAACCTAATAAACTTAATCTGTGCAAAGAAGGTTGTCTATTTAATAAACAAACTTCATCCTTGATTACTTCTTCACAAATAGAAATCAAATTTAATTTATCCATTTCAATACACTCATCTATATAATCAACAGCTTCATTTTGAAGTTTAAAGTGATCATAATCTATTAATTTTTTTGAAATTTGTAATTTATATAATTCTAAAATCATTACATAAGGTAATGAACATTCGTCGATATCTATTACAGGATCAGGTGTAATTATAGCTCTTCCTGAAAAATCTATCCTTTTACCTAATATATTTCCACGAATCAAACCCTCTTTTTTAGATAATTTATCCAAAATAAATTCATATAATGTATTAACTAATTTTTGTAATTGTTTAAAATACATATAATATATTTCTTTTTTATTAAGAATATCTATATTTGTTTCTTCGATTGTTGCTTTATGATTTAAAAGGTGTGTATAATAACTATTTATTTCATCAGATTTCATTTGATCGTTTTTAGAACGAATTTTTGATGTTGGTCTTAAATCAGGAGGTAAAACTAAAACTTCATTGATCATTAAACTATCTATATGATCATTAATATATTTCCAATCAGGAATATCTATTAATTCTTCTGATAACCATGTTACTAATTTTATAATAGCCTCTGATTTTTCATATTTTTTAAATTTTTCTGGAGGCCATTTTTCGTCATTTTCTTCAACTACAAAATGATTATTTTCTTCGTCAACATATAATGATGATTTTTCATTTTTAATTAACAATTCTAATGGCTTTTTTATTTCACTTTTTCCTAATGAAACTAATAAATCATAAAAAATAGGATTTACAACAGGAATAGGTAAAATAATTTTTGCAAATCTTTTTCTTCTTTCACGATTAGATGTAATATCAACATGACAAACAGGACATTTTTTATTTGAATTAGAAGGACCCCAATAAATTCCACATTGACAAATATAATTTTTTAATGGACCAAAAATCTGTTCTGAAAAAAGACCATCTTTATGAAAATTTTTTTTATCTAAAATTTTTGATGTTTTAACTTCTTTAATTATCTTTATAAATTCCCTATTTATCAGTTTCGGCATTCATATCTCCTATGTAAGATTTTTCTTATTATATCCTTAATAAAAAATAAAAACAATATTTTATAAGGAGGAGGTATTATATAATACCTCCTCCTTTTCTTGACTTTAATATCTTAATGATTTTAATCTTTCAATTTCTTGATTCTTACCTTTTATTATATTTTCTAGTCTTTTGATTTGTATATTTTTCAATCTTATTTTTTCTAATAAGTCATTATCAATAATATAATTTTCATGTCTTAAACTTAGATCTTTTTTATCTGAATTATCAATTAAACTTTCAATAATGATTTGCCTACATTTTATCATTTAATCTTTAGGATTTATTTTTTCATGTTTCT